CCTGACAGCCAGTCTGCAGAAGCGTGGCTTACTACTGGAGGTGGTGGCTACGTCGCTGCTGGTGTGGGTGGCGGTATTACTGGTAAAGGCGCACACATCCTTGTCATCGACGATCCGGTAAAGAACCGTGAAGACGCTGAAAGCCAAAATAATCGCGATGCTAACTGGGACTGGTATACGTCTACTGCTTACACGCGTCTTGCTCCTGGTGGTGGCGTACTTGTCATTCTCACTCGCTGGCATGATGACGATTTGGCTGGACGGCTCCTCAAGGCAGGTTCCGAAGGTGGTGATGAGTGGGTCGTTGTTAAGTACCCCGCCATTGCAGAGGAAGACGAAGAGTTTCGAGAGCAGGGCGACGCGCTCCATCCAGAGCGATACGACACTAAAGCCCTCAAACAGATCCAAAGAGCCGTTGGACCGAGAGATTGGTCGGCCCTCTATCAGCAGAATCCGGTCGCGGACGACGGCGACTACTTCTCCCGTCAGATGATTCAGTACTACGACAGGGAAGATCTTGACTACAACCAGATGCGGTACTACGCCGCGTGGGACTTGGCCATTGGTAAGCGTGACCGTAACGACTTCTCTGTCGGCATGGTTATTGGCGTTGACGACATGGATTGCTTGTACATCATTGATGTTGTGCGGGGTAAGTTCGACGGCTTTGAACTGGTAGAGCAGATTCTTGATCTCTACGAGGCGTGGAAGCCGAGCATCGTCGGGATTGAGAAAGGTCACATTGAGATGGCACTGGGGCCGTTCTTGGAGAAGCGCGTCAGAGAGCGCGGCTTATATGAGGCGTACTTTAAGGACCTGAAGACGGGTCGACGGGACAAGGAAGCCCGAGCCCGAGCCATCCAGGGGCGGATGCAGCAAGGCATGGTGTTCTTCCCCAGGGACGAAGATTTCACGGGACCGCTGGTCGCAGAACTACTGCGGTTCCCTAACGGTGTACATGACGACCAAGTCGACGCGCTGGCGTGGCTGGGTCTGATGATGTCTGAGTTTTCGACATACCAAGCGCCAGTTGTGAAGCCACCTTCGTGGCGAGACCGGCTGGAACACATGGTACGGCCCATGCGGGCCTCCAAATCAGCGATGAGTGCATAACATGGCATACAAAAAATCACTGTCACGGATGACGGCGGCTGAGCAGCAAGAGGTGGCTTCAAAGCAGTGGGACCGGTACATCCGAGCGCGGGATAACGGGCACCTTGAATACATTGAGATGGCTAAGAAGTGTGATGCCTTTTATCGCGGCGACCAGTGGGATTTGGATGATTTGCATGCGCTGGATAACGAAGGGCGTCCCGCCTTAACCATCAACACGATCCTGCCTACGGTGAACACGGTGTTGGGTGAGCAGTCTACACGTCGGGCAGACGTGCAGTTTAAGCCACGGCGAGCAGGTGAGGCCGAGGTCGCCCAGACGCTGACCAAGCTGTATATGCAGATTGCTGATAACAATAAACTCGACTGGGTCGAGCAGCAGGTGTTCAGCGACGGCTTGATCCTCGACGGACGGGGATATTTCGACGTTCGGATGGACTTCAGCGACCACGTTGAGGGTGAAATTCGCATTACCGCAAAAGATCCGCTCGACATCTTAATCGACCCAGACGCTAAGGACTCAGACCCAAAGACATGGAATGAGGTGTTTGAGACGAAGTGGATGACCCTAGACGAAATCGAAGAGCTATACGGTAAGAAGAAAGCAGAAGAGCTGCGCTTCATTGCTGAGAACGGCGCGGGGTTCGGACGGGACTCCATCGAATACGAAGAGAACCGGTTTGGAGACACTGACTCTGTAGATGATTATTTCGGCGCAGGCGTACCAGGCGAAGATGAGTACCGCAACGTGCGGGCACTGCGCGTCATCGAGCGTCAGCACAAGCGCATGACTCGCGTGGACTGCTACGTCGACCCTAACACTGGAGACCAGCGAGATGTGCCGGAGAACTGGTCAGACGCGAAGGCCAAGAAGTTCGCCAAGCAGTACGGGCTGGACATTATCAGCAAAGTGAAGCGGCGAGTAAGATGGACCGTAACTTGCGATCACGTTGTGCTGCATGACGATTGGAGCCCCTACAACGACCTGACGATTGTGCCGTTCTTCGCTTACTTCCGCCGTGGCCGACCGTTCGGCATGGTAAGAAACCTGCTGTCACCGCAGGAGCAGTTGAACAAAATCGCCAGCCAAGAACTGCATATCGTTAATACCACAGCTAATAGCGGCTGGATGGTAGAGAGCGGTTCGCTGGTGGGTATGACCGCTGACGATTTGGAAGAGCACGGCGCTGAGACGGGTCTGGTTGTTGAGTACAACCGTGGTTCTACGCCGCCCGTTAAGATTCAGCCTAATCAGATCCCTACTGGTCTCGACCGCATAAGCCAGAAAGCTGCGCTGAATATCAAGACTATCTCGGGCATCAACGACAGCATGCTCGGCTCCGACAGCGCCGAGGTATCAGGGGTTGCGATCCAAGCCAAGCAGAACCGTGGCGTGGTCATGATTCAGGTGCCACTCGACAACCTGCGGAAGTCACGACAGTATCTCGCGGAAAAAGTACTGGACCTGATTCAGTCCTTCTACACCGAGCAGCGAATAATCATGGTCACCGACGAGAGTGACCCGCTGCAGCCTCGCATGCCAATGACGATCAACGAGGTTACGCCGGAAGGCCAGATTATTAATGATCTGACGCTGGGTGAGTACGACGTTGTTATTGCCACAGCACCTGCCCGCGATTCGTTCGACGAAGTGCAGTTTGCAGAGGCACTTAACCTCCGTCAGGTCGGTGTCGCCATACCAGACGACGCGATCATCGAATACAGCCACCTTGCCAAGAAGGGTGAGTTGGCTAAGCGCATCCGCCAGCTTACTGGTCAGGAGCCGCCAACTCCCGAGCAGGCAGAAGCCATGGCCATGCAGCAACAGATGGCAATCGCCAAGTTGCAGCTTGAAATTGCTCAGCTTGAAGCAGACGTTAGAAAGACTCAGACCGAGGCCGCGTTGAACGTCGCCAAGGTTCAGGACATGGCTGAAGTTGAGCCGCAGGTCCGCGTCGCTGAACTGCAAGGCAAGATGCAGATGAAGGAGCAGGAGCTCATGCTGCGTCGTGAGCTTGCCGCTCTTACTAATCAGACCCGTCGAGATCAGTCAGAAACAAATGCTGCAACTCGTATGGCTGCTACTGCTATGCAGACTTCCGCCAAGAAACAGGCGGCACGTCCCAAGCAGGCTGATATCCCAAACTTTCGTAACCCCCAATAGGAGATTGCCTTATGGCGAAGGAAGAAACCCCAAAAGACCAGTTTGAACAAGTTTTCGACGTAATGCCCGGTGCCGATAAGGACACCGAAGTTGTTGAGGCACTTGATCTGAACTTTGGTTTAGGTGATGAACCGGTGGAAGAGCCAGTTGCTGAACTAGAGGAGACCGATGAGACCGAAGAGGTAGAAGAGGTTGTTGCTGAAGCCGAAGAAGCAGAGGAAGAAGCTGCGGAAGAGGAGCCTGTAGCCGAGGAAGCTGAAGCGGCAGTTGCCGAAGAAGCAGAGCCGGAGCCCGCCCAGGAGCCGTCCGTTACTAAAGACGGAAAGATGGTGCCGAAATCGCGACTCGACGAGGTTTTGGCGAAGCAAAAGGCGCTGCAAAAACAGCTTGAGGACATGAAAAAGGCTCAAGAACCACCTGCAGATGCCCCAGAAGCTTACGATTTTGCCGCCAAAGAGCGCGAGTACATGAACTTGGTGCTTGATGGCAAAGAAGCAGAGGCGGTGCAGTTGCGTCAGGAGATCCGAACTGCGGAAAAAACGCAGCTTGAGTTCGAAATGAGCCAAAAAATGCAGCAAACTGTGTCACAAAACGCACAAGCCACTGCGTTACAGGCCGCTGCAAACGAGTTAGAGGCCAATTTCCCGGTTTTTGACCAGAATTCTGCTGATTACAACGCCGATATTACCCAGGAAGTCATCGATTTGCGCGACGCGTTCATCGTTCAGGGCTTCGACGCGGTAGACGCGCTATCTAAGGCAGCAAATTTCGTCATTAAAGACCACGGTTTGGCTGAAGAAGCGCCGCAGCAGTCTACTTTGACGCAGTCTGCTGCACCGGTGCAGGACGAAGTTGCCAAAAAACGCGCCGAAGTAAACAAAAAGCTCAACGCAGCGAAGTCGCAGCCGCCGGAATTGCCTGGGGAGAGTTCTGCTGCACGCGGCGAGAAGGCTCTCGACATCAGCACCATGACGGAAGACGAATTTAACGCGCTTCCCGACGCGACCATCAAACGATTACGAGGAGACCTCTTGTAATGGCTAGAGAAAAAGACCCCCGACTCGCAAGGGCGGGGGTGTCTGGGTTTAACAAGCCCAAGCGCACCCCCTCTCACCCAACTAAGTCCCACATTGTGGTCGCTAAAGAGGGAGATCAGGTTAAAACCATTCGTTTTGGCGAGCAGGGGGTCAAGACCAACCAGACAGTTGGTCAGCGCAAGGCGTTTGAGTCTCGTCACGCTAAAAATATTAAGAAAGGAAAGATGTCAGCGGCTTATTGGTCTGCGAAGGTCAAATGGTCGCCTAGCAAGACTAAATCCAAGTCAACCAAATGGAAAAAAGGGAGCTAGTTATGCCAAATGTAGGCGGAAAGAAGTACCCATACACCAAGGCAGGCAAGAAAGCGGCGGCTAAGGCTAAAGCCAAGATGAAAGCTAAGCCCAAGGCCAAGAAGAAGCGCGGAGGCTACTAATGCACGACGGAAAACCTTGCAGTGGTATGCGCGGCAAGAAAAAGCCCGCCAAAAAGAAAGCTAAGTCAAAGGCCAAGAAGAAGTAGCCATGGCCCGTACTGACGAGGCGAAGTGGAAGCGGATTGTCGCAGCGGTAAAAGCTGGCTCAAAGGGCGGTAAGCCCGGCCAGTGGAGCGCTAGGAAGGCGCAGCTTGCCACGCAGAGGTACAAAAAGGCTGGAGGCGGTTACTCAGGTGAAAAGACTAAAGCTCAGAAGTCCTTGTCTAAGTGGACAAAGGAGGACTGGGGCACTAAAAGCGGGAAGAACAGCACACAGGGTAGCAAGGCTACCGGCGAGCGGTACTTACCGAAGAAAGCGAGAGACGCGTTGACCGCAAAAGAATATGCGGCAACTTCTAGGAAGAAGAGAGAGGATACTAAGAAGGGTAAGCAGTTTTCAAAGCAGCCCAAGAAGGTAGCGAAGAAAACATCACGATATAGATGAGTTTTTTGCTATGGCTGAGTTATCTGATAATACGGCTATCACTATCCCAATACGCAATATTGTTGGGATGATGGTAGTCACGGTTATTTCTACTATGGCGTATTTTTCTGTTCAGGAGCGCCTAAATAACCTGGAGCACAACCTCGACCTTATGCTGGTTGAGCAGGCGCAGAATACTGAGTTTCGCATCAAGTGGCCTCGCGGCGAGCTAGGCGCACTCCCAGCGGATGCCCGTCAGGATATGTTGATTGAGTACGCTACTAAGTTGCAAGAAAAGCAGACCGAAATCACCGAGGCCGTTCGCGAGGAAATCCACGGCTTGAAGTTACGAATAGCAGCGTTAGAGAAAGATGTTGACATTGAATAGCCTTGCGTTTTGATATTACTCGCGCTAATATCAGAGTAGCATTCGTCTATCAGTACGATAACTGATCGTGTCGATCACGCTAAAAACGCCTTCGCCTGCATAGGCGTAAAAGAAGCCGAGGTCGCCCCTCGTAAAACAGCGCTAGTTCGTCGCCTCACGATACGGGGATACGGATTAGCCGCTCCTTTAAGTCGGCTAAGAACGGTGGCTTTTGCCGCCAATATTTTTATGCCTATTAAGGGAGAACCCAAATGGCTACTACTAATTTCGGAACCCTCACGGGCGACCAGCTTCAGGCGTGGTCCCGTGACTTTTGGCGCGTTGCCCGCAACGCTTCTTTCATTAATCAGTTTGCTGGAACCGGCCAGAACTCTGCTGTTCAGCGCATCACCGAGCTCACCAAGTCAGAGAAAGGCACAAAGGCTAACCTAACCTTGCTTGCTGACATGACTGGAGACGGTATCACTGGTGACAACACGCTGGAAGGTAACGAAGAAGCCCTCCGAGCGTATGACATCACCATTGAGCTGGACCAGCTGCGTTTCGCAAACCGGATCGCGGGCCGAGTTGCCGATCAGAAGACGATCGTTAACTTCCGTGAGACTTCACGCGACATGCTGGCCTACGCCATGGCTGATCGTATCGACCAGTTGGCTTTCTTGACTCTTGCTGGTGTTGCTTATACCCACAAGACCAATGGCGCATTGCGTGCAACCTCTGCATCTGCTGGTCACGAGCTAGTAGACCTGGAGTTTGCTTCAGACGTGTCTGCTCCTACTACTAACCGACACCGTCGAGTTAGCGGTACGACTTTGGCTGCGGGCGACACTACTTCTGTTACAGCCACTGACAAGTTGGCTTATCGTCACATTGTAGAGCTCAAGGCATACGCCAAAGACAACTACATCCGTGGCTTGCGTGCTGCTGGAAACCAAGAGGTGTTCCACCTGTTTGTTACCCCGCAGCAAATGGCTGATCTGAAGCTCGACTCAGACTTCCTGGCTAACGTCCGTAACGCAGGTATCCGTGGCCCCAGCAACGAGTTGTTTGCCGGTTCTTCAAGCCTGATGGTTGACGGTGTGATGGTTCACGAGTTCCGTCACGTCTTCTCAACTGAAGGTGCTACGACTGGTACTTCCGCTAACGCTGGCGCTGCTGGCTACAAGTGGGGTGCTGACGCAGACGTAACCGGTGCACGAGCTCTGTTTGTTGGTGCTCAAGCTCTGGCTATGGCTGACATTGGTTTGCCTGAGATCGTAGAAGATACCTTCGACTACGGTAATCAGCTGGGTATTTCGGTAGGCAAGATCTTCGGTCTTCGCAAGCCTAAGTACAACGCTGACATCAACGGTGGCGTAGAAGACTTCGGAGTCGTTTGTCTCGACACAGCACAGTAAGGTCCGTGGCCCCCTTCGGGGGGCCTTTTTTTAAGGAAAACTCATGAAGATTATTAGCAAGGAGCCTTTAAGGATAGCGATGCTATCCGGGGCCGTAGTGCTTTTTGAAGCAGGCGTAGCTAGAGAAGTAGGTGATGAGATCGGAAAAATCGCCTTGACCATGGGCGCTGAAATAGCGGGAGACAGCCCAAAAACTGAACCCGAGCCCGAACCCAAAGTAGAGGACCAGAAACCGCTGGTCGAAGTTATGAATGAAATCATCAATATGGCTAACCCCGATGATTTCAAAGCAGACGGAACGCCGAAGGCAACCGCTGTAAACAAATACGCAGGACGCACCGTTTCTACGACAGAACGCGAAGAGGCTTGGGAGCAAGCCCTTAATTCGTAGATAGAGAGGATCGTATGGCCGTAACAGTGAACAGCGTGGTAGACAGAGCAGAGGTAGTTTTTCAAGATACCTCGAATATTCGCTGGCCAACTGCGGAGCTAGTACTGTGGATTAACGACGCGCAGCGGGAAATCGCGCTGTTGAAGCCAGACGCAAGCGCTACGAACTCTACTATAACCCTTGCAGCAGGCACAAAGCAGAGTATACCAAGCGGAGGCAACCGGCTTTTGCGTGTAGTCCGAAACATGTCTGCCGCAGCAAACGGCACGGGTGGTCGTTCAATAAGGCTGGTTTCTCGTGAAATCCTAGACGCTCAAGTCCCTAGCTGGCATGACCCGACGATTACTGGCGATGCAGCACACGGGACTGTTGTTAAACACTACATCTATGACGAGCAGGACCCACGCAATTTCTACGTTTATCCAGGCGTAAGTGGAAACGCCTACATCGAAATCGTCTATTCAGCTAACCCAGCCACTGTAGCCTTGGGCGGAAATCTTTCAGTGCCCGATATCTACGCCAACGCGGTCCTCAACTATGTCCTATATATGGGCTACATGAAGGATGCGGAGTACGCGGGTAACTCACAGCGTGCAGCGGGACACTACCAGCTGTTCTTGCAGTCTTTGACCGGCAAAGGGCAGGTGGATTTGATCACATCTCCCAATACCGAAAGTAGAGCTAATCCGAACTTAACAACAGCAGTGGGGTAATAGCCCGTGGCTATTAGATACGAAACGCTTCTGCCCGAGATTATACCGATGGTCCCTGGGTGCCCCGATACGCTTATTGAGAGCAACATCCGGGCAGCGGCGATCGAGCTCTGTGAGAAAGCGCCTGTATATCAGCAGGAGCTTGACCCAGTTACTACCGTAGCCAACATCTATGAGTACGACCTTGAACCCCCCAGCGGCGCTGTCGTCCACAAGGTCCTGTGGCTGACTTTTGACGGTAGGGACTTAGAGCCAATTTCTACGGGTCTGCTAGAGCAGCGCGTACCTAAGTGGCGTGATGCGGATAACGCCGGTAAGCCCGACTATTTTGTAAAAGTGAACCAGTCTACGTTCTGGCTAGTGCCTGTTCCTAGCGAAACTAAATCACAAGCGGTCATCCTGCGGGCTCAGTTGAAGCCCACCTATTCATCTACTGCTTGTGACAACGATGTCATGACGGACTACAGAGAAGCAATTATCCAGGGGACGTTGTTTCGTCTCTTGCGTCTGCCCAGTAAGGAGTGGACTGATTTCGGCGCTGCACAGGTGTACGGCACCTTGTTCCAGCAGAGTATCCAAGAAGCAGACCGCAGAGCGCGTCATGCAGATATGCCAATAGCCAGGAAGGTGAATTATGGAGGCGTCCATCGCTCGTATAAGTTCCAAAGAAACCGATACGGAAGAGAGATCAAGTGATCCGGTTCTTGCAGACATTAAAGAGCATTGGTGGTGGGTTAAACCGGCGATTGAGGAAATTATTGAGAGCACTTCATATCTTGAGATTATTCCCGAAGACGTTTACGCAGCATGTAAAGCACAGGATGCACATCTTTGGGTTACAGATGATGGGTTTGTTGTGACTACTGTCTCTACGGCGATGTTTAGCGGAGCTAAATCTTTATTTATGTGGTTTGCATGGGCAAAAAAGCGCGGTGGGGCAGAAGCAGTTAGACATACTGCTTTTTTTGAGCAAGTGGCTCGCGATATCGGAGCTAGTTTTGTCGAAGTTAGGACTCTTAATAAGAAACTAGCTGAATATGTTGAAAAGCAAGTCGGTTGGGATGTCGACTTTATTTCTTTAAAGAAGGACGTGCGGCAATGAGCAGCAGCCCAGATAAACCAAAACAGTCTGAAGCTGAGAAGGTTTCAGCAGGCGTAGCAAAAGCAGAGTACGACCGCTTCAAACAGCTGTATGACCCTCTGCTTCAGCAGATGCGCGACAAGTCCATGACTGATGACTACAAAACCACGTTAAGAAACAGAGCAAATGCTGATACGCAGCAGGCTCTTGCTGGGGGTGGTTTCCAAGAGACTAATCGTATTGACGCGGCGGGCGATAGAGCCGCTGCCATCCAAGGTCAACTTGGTCAGGCGACGGCGGCGGCTAAAGGTATTGAGAACCGGATGAAGACTGGCGTTTTGGGCACTAAACGCAAGCAGGCCGCAGAAACACAGACTGGTCTCGCCCAGGCATCGCGCCTTGCTACTTCTGAGGCGCTCACCCGAGCGAAGGCTAACCAAGATGTAGCGCAAGCCAAATTCAATGCTGCCCTTCAAGTAGGAACTGCCGGATTAGCACAGGGTTTAGACAACATGAGTACTACAGGCTTTGATCCAAATGCTCCCGCTCCGGGTGGAGTGGGTCCGCCTGGGGGGTCAGTGCAAGGTAGTTTCTTCGCACCTGCAACTAATAATGGGCTAGCAACTTCTTTAAAAGACAGATGGTCGTATGGAGGTATCTAATGCCACTAGGTGATTCCCCTACTGGTCCGTGGGGTGTTCCGCCGGGCTGGACTTATCCGGGCAGCGGCAACCCTTACACAACCGGCAACATCCCAACAGTATCTGATCCCGATCAAGCCTATGCTGATATCACGCGTCAGCAGTATCTTGATTTCGTCAACAACTATGGTCAGTTTGAAGAAGATCTAATTAATCAAGCTCAAACAGATACCAGTTTGATTGATCAAGCAAGAGAGGATGTCGTCGGAGCCCAGCAGCAGGCTCGCGATATTGCTCAGCGAAATATTAGTCGCTACGGCACAGCTCTAACGCCAGCTCAGCAGCAAGAGATGCAGCGTAGTTTAAGTAGGTCAAATATGCTGGGCGGGATTCAGGCGGTAAGCGATGCACGGCTAGCGCAACGCGACGCCAATCAGACACTGCTGGCAGATCTGATCAATATTGGACAGGGCGTGAATCGGAGTTCTTTGCAGCAAATGGGATCGGCTGCAGCAGATGCGACTGCTCGAAAGAACCAGTACGAACAAGCTAAAGCTGCGAGCAAGTCCCAGACCTATGGAATGCTAGGAAGTTTAGGTGCTGCGGCAATTTTAGCGTTCGCGATATAGGGGTTAGTAATGGCACAAAATTTTGGGTCAACAATATTAGGTACGCTGGGTATGATTCAGCGGAATCGGCAGTTCCGCCAACAGCAAGAGCTGGATAGGGATAAATTTAATTTTCTGCAGGATCAAACCAGAGTTGAAAACCGGTTAGCAACTAGGAAAGCAGATCAGGCAGATAGAGAGCTTGGTCAAAGAGATCGCAGACTTGATCTTGATGAAGGTACGCTCGGTGTAAATCAGAGAGTGCAAGACTTAGCCGAACAGAAGGCGGCACGCGGTTGGAGCAGCGAAGATTCACGAGGATTACTCGGCCTTGGTATGGAATCTGGCTTTATCGATCCAACAACAAATGAATATACGGATAGCTTCGTAGAGGCCATTCAAAACGGGGACCCAAAGGCACAGGATTTTGCTGCAAGGGTAGTAGGTCAAACTCGTCCCGAGCGTTTTGCGGAGGGCTTTCAACCAACCGGTTTTGATTTTACCACTGCCCCCGGTAGCGTTGTCATAAAGGGCTCTGGGCCTAATGGTCCGGGCGTAGTTACTCAGGGTGGGACCAGCGATCCTGATGACCCTGTGCAGCCTATTCCTGTGGACTCTTTTTTGAAACAGCTCAATAGAGACCTTACTGACTTAACTCTGACTGGCTACGGTGCCGAATATTTGAATCTGGCGGCACAAAAAGGAGCGCAGGGTCAGGCGCTTAGCCGTGAAGAAGCCAATCGTGCTCAGGCAGAGCAAGAATCTTTAGATCGTCAAAGTGTGCTAGCACCATTATATGCCCAAGGTGGCTTACAGGCGGGGCGTCAGTTGGAGTCTATTCTGTCTGGGGCTTCTGCTGACGATAGCCAGCAAATTTTAAAGGATTTAGCTACCGATTTTGGTATTCAACTACCGTCAGTTCTTGCAACTAAGGGTGACCCCACCGCGATACCGACTGCCATTACGGACGAAATGGCCGAGGCAAAACCCTATTCGGAGCGTAAGTACGGTAGGGAGGTTACTGATCAGGTAGAGAGCGTCTTCGACGTTAATTACGGGCCTTTTACGAATGGCATTCGAAATAAGGACCGTAGGATAAAAGAGCTGTCTAAACAGGCAGACGGAGAAACAAACCCATCAAAAAGAGCAAGACTCGAAGACCAAATCGCTACTCTTCAGGGAGAGCGTGATCAACAGGCGCGTGACTTAAATGCCAAAATCTTTGGCGACGTAGAAATCGAAATTAAAAAGATACAGGATAAGCTCGCCTCGGCCCCAGAGGGCAGGAAAGATTACTGGAGAGATAAACTCACTGAAGCGCAGGGAGAGCGCGATAAACTAATTTCGCAGGGTGTTCGCACTCCCGCTATGGAGTCGGAGGGTTGGGTTCAATTAGAGAAAGATGTTCTTTCCCGTATTCGCGGCTTGTCCCCAGAAGAAGTTGATAGGCTAGTTGACGAAGGCAAGTTGCAGTTTACGGCTGAAACAACAGCTGCGCTGAGACAACGTGCTGCCGAAGTGGGCATTACCAAGATTGCTGACATTAAAAAGCTGCCCACTGAGGAAGAGCTGGCCTATCGTGCAATTACATCTGTCTTTGCACCCGACGCCACTACAAGAGAAAACGCACGTCGCGAGATAGACAACCTAATCACCACCGGTGATGTGAGTACATCTACTTCTGATCGCATGCGTAACGAGACCGATCGCATGACCGCAGAAAGCACCTTTATGCGTGCTCAAGCATCTCTGGCCGAAACTGAGAGAATGTTGGGCAAGGATGCAGATGCACAAGTAACGGCAGCAAATAGCTATGCTCAGGGATGGCTAAAGAGTGTAAACGATGGCTTGGCAAACGGTAATGCGGACGAAGTTGTAAAAGCGAACTTCCCTTCAATGGTGCAAGAGTTCAACAAATATCAAGGGAATCCGCTCGCCTTAAAGGATCTGTACACGGCTACTAACGCAGGACTTAGTAGAGTGTTTGCTAATTACGCAGATCGAGGACTAGGGAACAAAATTGTTGATAAGTTTGTAAGTTTGTTTAACCCAAATACGTCAGATGATCCTACAGACTTCAAGCTTGAGCGCATTCGATTAGACCCAGCTGGAAGATTTCTAACATACGTTGGGCCAACTGGAAGACCACAAGGGGAACAAGTATCTGTCACAGCGCTTAAGAATCAGATAGGCGAAGCAGCGGTAGACGTGCTTGTTGCGGCAGCAAAAGCTAACGCAGAAGCAAATTAAGGACGCATGTGGCAACCGACGTTTTCCAACAATTCCTTGAAGCCTCCGAGCAGGGCCTAATAGAGCCGAACAGACTCGCTCCAAAAAGTGAGAATCCTGGCCCCGCGACGATGGGCGAGGTATTTTCCCGCGCGGCGCAGTCAGGCGCACAAGGGCTAGCGACTGATGTTGAATACTTCAAAGCCATTTTCAATACGGCTACAGGCGATGAAAAAGCCGCCGCTAGAAATATAGAACAAGCGCGTTATCAGGAAGAGTTGGCCGAGCCTATCATGGCCGACATTCAGTCTTTCGAGCAGTTTCTGGCAGAGCCCACATTCGCTGGCTTCATTACTCAGGCGACCAGCGCTGTTGGACAGATTACGCCTTCTGCTGTTTCAACAATCGCAGGAGCTGGGATAGGCGGCGTCGCTGCCGTAGCCGGTAGGGGCGTTCTGTCTGGAACCGGTAAACTAGCCGCACGCCGCGTTGCAAGAGATGCACTCGAAAAAGAAGCAAAGGGAATCGCCACGCCCGATGAAAGCCAGCTCGCAAACGAAATGTACAAGTACTTCCGGCGCGGAGCGTTGGGCGGTGCTTTTACGTCTGAATATGTGCCCCTGTCAGGCAGTAACCTGTCTGAAGCATTGGATTCCGGCAAGGAGCTAGATTCAGAGCAAGCATTCCGTGCAGCAGTGGTGGGTGCGCCACAAGCTGCCGTTGGTGTTTTGGGCGAAGTCGCTTTGCTCAAGCTGGTCGGGAACGTGGCCGGTAAACGCGCTGCCAAGGAAGGCGGCATCTTTAATCGCCTCGCTACTGACATTGCTGGTTCTGCCCTAAAGGGTGGGGTAATTGAAGGCACAACCGAATTTGTGCAGGAAGGTATTAGCGTAGCTAATCGTTTTGACCTCGATGATAACTTCACTGCTGAAGAGGCGCAACTACGGCTAGCGGAAGCGACGTTTGCTGGCTTCCTAGGTGGAAAGGCCGCTGGAGCAGCTGGCGGGACATTAGGTGCCGCCGCAGGCGAAGCTAAGCGTATCTTCGACAAATCCAGAGAAAGGCTCAAGCAAACTCAGGAACAACGCGTTGACGAAGAAATCAACGCGGAACAGTTTGGTGAAACCGATGCGGGAGTAACCACCCCTGAGCCGAAAGCTGATCTCAATGCTCAGCTTGACGCTATCCATGATTCAAACAGCACGAAACAAGCTGTATGGATCGCGGGAGAGCAGGGCAAAGAGCAGTTCCCTGAAGACGGTCGTTACATAATTAACGACAAAGTCTTCCATGCGCGGTACGTCCCAGGGCGCGGGACCATCGTCACCAAGAGCGAGCAGCTTGCTGACGAAGTGGTTAAGTCAGGCGCTAGCGAAGAAGCGTTGGCTGAAGCGCTGGGGTATACATCGACCAAGGTAGATGGTGCAGATTTGGTCGTCGAAGCTCTCGATGCAAATGGCAACGTCGTCTCTGCTGAGCTAACGACAGCCGCGAATCTCGGAGCAGCGCAAGAGAACGCGGCAGGTTTGTCGCCACTTGGTTCTGCTGGCGTCCGTGTCATATCCGCTGACCAAGCCCTCGAAACCCGCAAGCGAAAGCTTGATGACGAAGCACCACGCGCCATGGACATCCCTGATGAGGTGCGAGAAGCGTTTGAGGGTGATCCCGATCAAATAGTAGACGCAGAAGAGACCTTTATTGGTAGCTACGCACCACGAAAAGAAGGTGACTTGTTTCCCGGTGAGCAGGCAGCGAGAGATGCGTTTTTGACGGAGTTTGGCAACGACTCTCGCGTAGGACAGTTTTCGCAGAAGTTGCTTGAAACAGCGGTTGCTGAGCAGAAAGCTAATCCAAGTTCGATTGTGTCAGTTGTTGAGCGCGACGGTAAGTTTGAAGTTGTTCGGCAGGATTTTGACAAGTTATACCGCTTTGAGCGCGACGGGAAGGTTGAGAGACTCCCCCTGCAGCAGTTCCTTGAGCGTCAAGTCGGTTACGCGCAAGGAGCGCCACAACAGTTTCGGAACGCTGTACTTGTAAGACCGGACGGTACTAAAGCACAGGTCAGCCTTGTATCTTTGGTAAACGCAGGGCGCTTGCTCGTAGAAGGACGAGAGGGCACTCAGTTTACGGGCTCAGGTGGAAACTTAAATGCTCAGCGTACAGGTATGGCCGAGATGTTCGCTGACCTCGCCATTGAAGGCTATGACTTACAAGACAAAAATGGCGTTAGCCTGCTTAACCAGGCTAACTACGGTGCGAACGGCCAGTTTACCGGACAGCCTGTCACGGCTGCGATAGTGGGTGGTAAGCCGCAAGACATCAACTACCTAATGAACCGCACTCCACGTAGCTCAGAGGTTACTGCGTCTGAAATAGTGGAAACCGTCGAGCGAGATACAACAGACGATGACGCGCTGCCTACGGATTTTGGGCGCGGTCGAACTGAGACTATTCGTCGGGATTTCGACCCTGAGATAGATACTCGTAATACCACTGAAGAAGACCCTAACGATGTAGCACAGCGAGCCGCTAGTACGGAAATGGAAACCGAAGAGGTATCTCTTCAGGAGCCCACTCGTGACGAGGTGTTTGGCGGTAATCCAGATCGACGCAGAGGCACGGCTCCGACAACGCAGACACCGGTTGAGCCTACGCGCCCTGTTCGCCCAACGGCTACTTGGGAAAGTGACCCGATCGTTAAGGGCGTACACGACGAGCTGCAGTCCCGTCTTAACCTGGATGAGCGGCCCTTGATTGTCAGCTTTTCTATGTTGCAGAGCATGTCAGATGCCGAAGTACGGAGTCGGTACGCGCCTCCAGTTGCTGCTGCAATCCTCAACATGCGTCGCCTACTAACTGAGCGGTCGACAGCTTTTGGGTACTACGACCGTCAGACAAACACCATCGTCGTCAAAGAGACCGGCAACTCGATGCAGGACGCATTGGTTTTAGCTCATGAACTTGGACACGCATTGTTTCGGCAAGAGCAGACCAAAGCCATGGCAAATCCGGCTTTGCGCTCTCGTCTGGAAGCCGCTTACAAAGCCAACAAAAAATACGATTCTTACGAGCGGTTTGAGAATGGCTTTGAGGAGTGGTACGCCGACCAAGTCGCTCGTTGGGCTAGCAAGCAGTACATCAACCGACAGGCTCGTAACCTACCGGAGCGCCACTTTAAGAAGTTGGCGAGACGCCTGAAAGATCTGTTTAACAGCATCACGCGAGTCAACTTCAAGCGCCGCTTTGCTAACTACGACATGGTCAACGAGACGTTTGAGCAGTACATAGAAGGTACGTTGGATGCGGCAGCACGTCATAGCGCCGAGGCCAATACGCAGACGATGCAACAAACGATGGTCCCCGACATAGTCGAGCAGGTGCAAAACACGCCTGGAGCTCGTTCTACTGCACGGGCTTACGAAAAGGCCACCAAGAGCAACCTCGCTGGTGCAATCCGAAGTCTGTTACTTCCCGCAGACAACATTCTCCGTAGAGTAGCGGGGGACGAGATTGCAGACATGTTCTACGTCCGAGCGCAGGATCTGGCGGGTCGCGGCAAGCTTGGGTTCCTTCGCGCCACTAACACTACAATTGCTCGTTGGAAGAACCGTTTTGAGCGCGAGATTGGCGATATGAGTTCGCAAGAGGTTCAAGACGGTTTTGCAGCAGCTTTTGCTAGCACTCCAACTGCTGAGCTTACTGGCGTAGCGCGACAGATTCGTGACTACCTAGAGGCGTTCTACGACGAGTACATCGAGCCTAGCAACACGGGTATTGGCAAGCGGCCCGACTACTTTCCAATCTCATTAAACCTATTTGAGATTACAGAACGTCGCGCTGAATTTAAGCAGCTTTTACTAAATAACGACCCAGATCTCGACCCAAAGACTATTGACGCAGCGATCGACCGCCTTGTGAAGCTTGGCCAGTCAATTGAAGAAGAGACCGCCATCGACCCTACAAACCCGGCGGCAGCGGTAGAGCAAACTATTAGGCTGACCGCTAACATTGACAGGGAGCTGTTGGGCGACTTTGTAAACTCTCCAGACGCAGCGTTTATCGATTACATGCGCCACGTAATTAAACGCGTCGAGTTCAACAAAGCGACAGGTGGGCCAGAGGCGTTGCGAGAGAGACTGGCAGAGCTGTCAGACGAAGACCGCAAGACGGCCGAAGACGTAATTGCTTCTTACCTCGGCTATCAAAAAGAGCCTATTGCTCCGTGGATGCGAAAGCTAAACAGCTGGGGCCAGTTCCTACAATTTGTAACGATCCTGCCGTTCGCCACAATCGCCTCTCTGCCTGATCTGGCAGGACCAATCATCAACCACAAGGACTTTAGCGGTCTGTGGACGGGCTTCAAGCAGATAGCCGCTACCATTAAGAATAAGCAAGAAGCAGAGCAGCTTGCCAGGGACATAGGGGTCGTTACTAGCGAAACAGTCGCCAACGCGTGGGTGACCCAAGCGGAGCAGGACTACATGGACCCCATGGTCCGCAAGTTGTCAGATGGCTACTTCCGTCTTATCGGTTTGGATTTTTTTACTAAGTTTAGCCGTGAGTTCGCATCTAACATGGGCGTGCAGTTTTTACTGAACCACGCTCGTAACAAATTTAATAACCCCAACTCTGCAAGATACTTGCAAGAACTGGGAGTTACTGCCGAAGAAGTGCTCGCATGGAATGAAAACAGGAGCTTCGACACCCCCGAGGGCGCAAAGGTTCGAGACGCATTAGCCCGCTTTGTAGAGTCATCCATCATGCGTCCCAACGCTGCAGAGAGACCTGTATGGGCCTCAGATCCTCGATGGGCACTGGTTTGGCAGCTGAAGGGTTACTTCTACAGCTACTACAAGACCATCATGGGCGGGGTACTGCGCGAAGCAGAGGCGCGTACAGAAACGACGACAGGGATGGCGCAGCTAACTGCCGTTGCTTCTGTGCTCCTGCTCACCGCAGTTGCCACCATGCCACTTGCAATGTTGGGTATGGAGCTTCGTGAGTACGCCAAAAACGGGCTGGCGTGGCTACTACCGGGTGTCGAAGCGGATCAAAAGTACTTCCGGTCAGACAAGATGGACTGGGACGACTACTGGTTTGAGATCATCGAGAAATCAGGATTCCTGGGGCCGCTGAGCATGGCTCAGATGGCGCATCAGAACTCGGAGTGGGGTGGCTCCGCAATCTTTAGTTTGCTAGGCCCAACTGCTGAGACGGTTGAAGAAGTGTTCCAGAACGGGTGGCGCGTCGATCGTACTCTCGGTAATCGCCTGATACCTATATATAGTCAGCTATAGGAGACAAGGATGTTAGACGCACTAATAGGACCTGTTACTGGGTTGCTCGACAAGTTCATCCCAGATGCGGATGAGCGCAACCGACTCGCACATGAGATCGCCACCATGTCTGAGCGCCATGCACACGAGTTGGCAAAAGGGCAGCTGGAGGTCAACAAGACAGAAGCGGCGCATAAGTCCCTGTTTGTGGCTGGGTGGCGTCCTTTCGTGGGCTGGACATGTGGTTTGGCGCTATTTTGGCACTTTCTGGGGCTACCAGTGGTGCTGTTCTGGACAGCCTACACGGGTGCAGAGGTCCCAGAATTGCCTGTTTTCGACATGCAGAGCCTTATGACTGTGCTGCTTGGCATGCTGGGTTTGGGTGGGCTTCGTACCTACGAGAAGATGAAGGGAGTTCAAAGAGAGAAATGACACCGGAGCAGCTAAACGCGTGGCGGATTATCCCCCGCATTTTGATGTTCGCGATGATTGCGATGACCTACAGGACAGTAGAGTGGTTTATGACCTTGCCTGATCCCAACCCAGAGCAGGCTGCGTTGGTATCGGTTATGACGGGTGCGCTGACTGGCGCATTCGGGCTTTTCCTGGGGAAGAAAGAGTGATGTACAAGTACTTCGATACTAAAGAGTTCGATTGCCAAGAGACAGGCGAAAACAACATGCTGCCTGAGTTCATCCACAGCCTTGATGAACTTCGCGAAAAGTGCGGTTTTCCGTTCACTATAACGTCTGGATATCGCTCAGTAAGACACAGCATCGAAGCTGCTAAGCAAGCGCCCGGTACTCACGCCCAGGGAATTGCTGCAGACATTGCCATTTCTACGGGTTCGCAGAGACGGGCAATTGTAAAGCATGCATTAGAGCTGGGTTTTGGTGGTATTGGAATCGCTAAAACCTTCGTTCATGTGGACATACGGACCCAAGAACCCGTGATTTGGGCTTACTAAGAACTATTAGTAGTGGTAATATAATGGTGCAGAGGAATAACTATGGCTTACTCGGACACGCTTAATTTAGTGGTTGGGGATACCTTGCCCGAGCTCACTATTACCCTAAAAGATAGCAACAAAGCTGCTATCGGCAGCACCTTGGACGAGACAAATAGCGACACCTGGCGACCAATTAACTTGACTGGATCAACTGTACGTCTGCGTATCCGTCAGCTTGGCGAGACTACAGTAAAAGCCACTCTTACCTGCACGGTTACAGAGCCTACAAACGGCAAGGTAACTACTGATTTTCCAACAGGAACTCTTGATACGGCAGGAGTTTTTGAGGGCGAAGTCGAAATAACAAATTCTTCTGGCGGAATACAAACCGTCAACGACCTTATCAAGTTCAAGGTCCGAGACGATTTTGACTAATGATTAGGCTATTTCTCTCATACCAGCTGCCTCGGGCAAGCGTCGCTACAGATGTAGTGAAGCTCCGATTTTCTGTTGAGTATGAGAATGCCAAGCTTGTAGACGTAGCGCTGGACCCATCCTCTCTGAACAGATACTTCAGGGATGATGCAGTGTCCATGCTGGAAAGCTTGGCTCTAGTATTTGGTAAGTCAGCCTCTGATTCATATTCCTTGTCTGAAGACCACTCATTCTCTCTGCAAAAGACAGCGGCAGATGGTATTTCCGTTTCAGAAAGCTTTGCTATAGCGGTTGACTACCAAAGATCATTTGCTGACCAAGCATCGGTCACGGAGGTTTCTTCGTTTTCTTTTGATATGGCCGAGTCAGATCAGGTTTCCACCTCTGACGCCCAAGCATTGTCAGTAGAAAAACCGCAATCAGATGCCTTTTCGATCTCAGAGGATCTAAATACTCAGTTTGGCAAGGGTCTTACAGAGTCTATACCTGTTGCCGAGTCATTGTCCTATTCATTTTCTACCAGTTTTTCAGAGTCCGCTTCGGTTCAGGACTCGCCTGCGATTGGAACTACTCTGCCGCAAAGCGACGGCATATCAGTATCTGAGGTTTACTCGCCCGATTATGGAAAGGGCTTGTCTGAAATCCTCTCGATGTCTGAGTCATTGTCCCGAGTTGTCCAGTTCAACAGGACATTCTCTGATGTTTTTGTTCTGGATGACCTTGCACAAATCGGAGATTTTGCAAAGCAGTCTGTCCTAGACAAAGAAAACGTAGCCACCATGTCAGAAGACCTCGCTTATGCGGCGTCCAAGGCGGTGGCTGACACGCTGTCCATGCAGGAGTCGCTAGCAAAGCAATTTGCTATGTCTTTTGCAGAGACAACAGGGGTCTCGGATTCGGACGTTATGGAGTTTGGCAAGAACAACTCCGAAAGCGTCACGATGTCTGAAGTGGCCTCTGTTTTAAACACCGAATATCGCGGGAAAAGTATTTTTAACACGGGCGCTATAAACGCCTTTGCTTTTAACGAGTAGGAGAAATACTCATGTTGCAAGAAAACTTGAAGCTCACAGGCAAGCTCTCTATTGCCATCAATGATGAGGTAGTTAAAGAGGTAGACAACCTTGTTGTTTCAGACGGCAAAGATTTTGTCGCGTCTCGCATGGAAGGCACTACTGACGCAGTGATGTCTCACATGGCTATCGGTACTGGCAGCACCGCTGCTGCGGCTGGTGACAGCGCTCTTGGTAGCGAGGTTGCTCGAGTTGCCCTTACTAGCACTACGGTTAGCTCAAACACTGTCACTTATGTGGCTACGTTTGCTGCTGGCACTCCAGCCTCTGCTGCTGCAGTGACCGAAGCTGGCCTGCTGAACGCATCTTCCGCTGGGACCATGCTTTGCCGCACCGTCTTTGATGTGGTCAACAAGGGAACCGCCGACAGCATGACAATTACGTGGACTGTCACCGTTTCCTAAAAGGAGCTTTTCATGGCGGTTAAGTTCAGCAACAACGTCAAGACGGAGCTTTCGTCTGGGATCACAAGTTCAGCGACTAGCATAACGGTTGTCGATGCGTCTGACTTTCCGGTTTTATCGGGGAGTGATTACACGCTGGCAACCGTTATCGATCTCGATGACATAAACGTGCTGGAGGTGGTGAAGGTTACTGCCATCTCAAGCAATACGCTTACTGTCGTCAGAGCGCAAGAGGGTACGACCGCTAGGGCTTTTGATTCTGGGGATAGGGTAGAGCTTCGCTTTACTTCCGGCCTTCTTGAGACGGCGCTGGACGATACAGCCTCATTAGCGTCAGCCGACGCGACGGCACTGGCAATCGCACTAGGATAAGTTATGGCAAATACCTTCAAAAATGCGGCTCTGTCGGATGTCAACAACGCCGCTTACGACACGCTCTACACAGCACCGGCATCGACTACTACGGTGGTTCTTGGCTTGGCTCTTGCCAACAAGACCTCACAGGCGGTTACGGTCAAGGTGCAGTTTACGGATAGCTCTGCGTCTACTACGCACCAGCTATTGGATGACGTTGCTATTCCATCTGATACGACCTTGGAAACCCTGTCGGGCCAGAAGTACATTTTGGAGACGGGCGATTCGCTCAAGGTTCAGTCTGGAACAGCATCGGCTCTTGATGTTGTTCTTGGTGTAATGGAGATCACCTAATGCCATTTCTCGGGAAAGTACCCTCACAGATTGTAGATTCAGATGTAGACATTGATGGCGGCACTATTGATGGGGCCACCATTGGTTCGATAACCGCTGGCGCGGGTACGTTTACCAACCTGTCTGCAACGGGGACGATTACTTTCCCTGATGATGGTATTTCGGGTGATGACATTAACGGTGGGACGATTAGCAACTTTACGTCTACCGGAATAGACGATAACGCTACAAGCACTGCAATTACGATTGATTCTAGCCAGAATGTTGGTATTGGCACTAGTAGTCCGTCTACACCCCTTGCTAATGTTTCTGGGTCTGCAACTGGGTTGACTGTTGAAGGCGCTGTTCCAACCATAGCAATTAAAGATACATCAGCAGCAGACGATGTTGGCTACCTCTATCAAAACGCTAACGACCTTAATATCCTTAACTACGCTGGCGGTTCCACTATATTTAGTTATGGTTCTAGCTATACAGAAGCCATGCGCCTAGACTCTAGCGGCAACGTTGGTATTGGTACTGCGAGTCCTAGTGGCGTATTAGCCGTAACAGATGGAGCAAACGGCCTTATTGTTGGTCAGTCAGGGGAAAACTTTTACTCTGGTAATACACACAGATTCTTTTCCCAAAACTATACAACTGAGCATATGCACATAAACTCCAGCGGCAACTTGCTGGTTGGGACTACTTCATCTTCAGGAAAAATTAGTGTAAATAACGGCGGCAGTGGTACTGGGTTTTATGTTCTTCAAGATAGCTCTGGAACCAACTTTACTCCTGTGTTAATTCATAACGATTATATTACTGGCGGAAATACAGGAACCTTGATTAGTTTTGAGCGCGGTGATGGCGTAGCAGTAGGTAGCATTCGCGCTACAACTTCAACTACCTCTTACGTCACATCATCAGACTACCGCCTCAAAGAAAACGTAGTAGACCTTGATAACGGCATTGATCGTCTCAAGCAAATCCCTGTACACCGCTTTAACTTCATAGTTGATCCAGACACCACTGTAGACGGCTTTATTGCACACGAAGTTCAAGACGTTATTCCAGAGGCGATTACAGGAACTAAGGACGGCATGACGACTGAGGAGTATGAAGTATCTCCTGCGGTCTTAGATGAAGAAGGCAATGTCGTTACTGATGCAGTTATGGGTACTCGCGAAGTTCCAGAGTATCAAGGCATAGATCAGTCTAAGCTAGTGCCTCTCCTGACTGCGGCTCTACAAGAAGCTGTAGCAAAGATTGAAGATTTAGAAAGCCGTCTGTCGGCACTGGAGGCTAATTAATGCCATTCATCGGTAAACTCCCAGACGTAGGTGCATTTCGGCTGATTGACAGTATTACTACGTCAGCCACGGACACTTATGCGCTACAGGTAGAAGGGCTTTCTTACTTCCCTTCATCTGCTCGCAATCTAATCGTCTCACTTAACGGTGTTACTCAGGCTCCAGAGTCTGCCTATACGGTATCAGGCTCTAACATTATCTTTGACTCTGCGCTGACGGCTAGTGATGTTATCGACTATATCTTGGTCATAGGTGAGTCGGTTGATATTGGTACGCCATCTGACAATACGGTAGGCAATGCACAGCTTAAATCTGATCTGGATTTTTCTGGTAAGACTTTAACTTTTTCCGCCGATCAAATTTCTGGTGACGCGATCAATGGCGGGACTATCTCTAGCTTTGCGTCTACGGGTATTGACGATAATGCTACGTCTACTGCTGTCACGATTGATGCGTCAGAGAATGTTGGTATTGGCACGGATAGTCCTAGTGCAGCTTTAAATGTTTCATCAACAGTTAATCCTACTTTTAGGCTAGACAACCCTTCTGGCTCAGCTAGATTTAATATGTACGACACCGCAACTTTTGTTGGGCAAATTTCAGGGTCTACAGGCTTAGGTTTAGAAATATCGGCAGTAGGTGCTAGAAACATTATAGGGTACACCAATGGCTCAGAACGTATGCGCATCACCTCCAGCGGCAACATCAGCACCACGGAGCGTCTACGCATAGGCACAGGTTCTAGCGACACCCGAATCACTCTAAACAATGAAGGCACTGAGCAAACGAACAACAGTAACTACATCCGAGGCGTGAATGGATCATTGCTATACAACTCAGCTTACAGTCCCCATAAGTGGGAAATAGCTGGCTCGGAGAAGATGCGCCTAGACGCCAGCGGCAACTTGCTGGTTGGAAAGACCGCCAGCAACTTTGGCACAGCAGGTGTTCAGTTGCAATCTAATGGTGAGTTATATGTCACTAGGTCAGGAGGAGCGCCAGTATCTTTAAATAGATTAAGCTCTGATGGCGGGATTTTATTTTTTGCCAAAGACGGCACCACTGTGGGGAGTATTGGTAGTCGATCAGGTGTTGCTCTTACAGTTAATAGTCAATCTGGTGATGGGTTTTTAGCATATGGAGGAAGTAATCAGTACGGTTGGAGTAATAATTACTTTTATCCAGCAATAGATAACGCAAGAGATTTGGGTTTATCTAGCTTTCGCTTCGACGATATCTATGCCACCAACGGCACTATCCAAACCTCTGACGTTAACGAGAAGCAAGACATTGAAGCCCTGTCAGAAGCGGAGACTCGCGTTGCTGTAGCGGCTAAAGGACTCTTGCGTAAGTTCCGCTGGAAGTCTGCTGTTGAAGAAAAAGGTGATGACGCTCGTGTTCACTTTGGCGTCATTGCACAAGACCTACAGGCGGCGTTTGAGGCTGAAGGCTTAGACGCAGGTGACTACGGTATGTTTATCCACAGCACTTGGACAGACGAAGAAACTGGTGAAGAGCGTAGCCGCATGGGTGTACGTTACTCAGAGCTACTCGCGTTTATCATCGCGGCGATTTAAAGGAAACCTAAATGGCAATTACAAAGCTCAACAGCCTAGCGATTCCAGACGATACGATTGTCGAGGCTGATCTGTCGTATCCGCTGACTAGCTTTAGCTCTACGGGTATTGACGATAATGCTACGTCTACTGCGATTACGATTAGTAGCTCCGGTCATTTAGACTTAGCCGCTAGCTCAAAAATTCACACAACCGCAGGCATACATACCGACTCTGATACAGAACAGTTATTTTTAACCAATAACGACAATGAGGCTTCTACTGGGGTTTCGATAGTCGAGTGGGGTTATCAACACGCAAGTACGAGCTTTCAAGGAGACATTCATTATATTGTTGATTCAAGAGGTGCTAGTGGTAAGCACAGGTTTTATGAATATAGCGGCTCTAGCTGGACTAATCTTGTCAGCATAGATGGCTCTGGGGTTACATTTGATAATGGCGGCAACTACTTAGACGATTACGAGGAAGGGACTTGGACGCCAACGGATAATAGCGGCGCGGGTTTAAGTTTTAATGTTTTTTGTAGTGGCTATACAAAAATTGGAAGAACAGTACATATAAATTTAGAAATGACTTTTCCAATAACTTCAAACACAAATTTTATACAAATTACTTTGCCATTCACCTCAAACTTCTTCTTTAGGTCTGGCGTTGGCGCGTTCACAAATAGAGGTAGTGCTACTAATTGGTATGTATCGGGATCAACATATTTTGTGTTGTATGACTCGAGTGGAATTGTACTAAGAAATTCAGACATGAGTGGAAAATACATAATTGTTTCAGCAACATATTATGTTTAGGTTTTTATTTATGTTTTAACCCAATTAGCCCCAGTGGATTCTGAGGCTGGACTAAAGGAAAAGTAACATGGCGTTAACAGAAAGAACAGAAGCAGACAAAATCGAGATCGTAGGCCCGTTCCGCGCAGTACAGGTGCGTACCGCTACAGTCATTGAGCGTGATGGCGAAGAGCTTACCCGTTCGTTTCACCGTCACGTTATCCAAGCGGGTGACGATTACTCCGCAGAGGATGCGGAGGTTCAAGCGGTTTGCTCCGCAGTGCATACCGCAGAACTGATCGCCGCTTATCAGGCGCATCTGGAGTCTATGCAGCCAGAAGCACCGGCTGAGGAGCCAGTTGCGGAGCCAGCACAGCCCTAAGAAGCGCCGTGGTAGGTTTCCATAAAAAGTGTTACTCCGTGATAGCGGAGCCTATTTTTGTAAGGTAAAATTAGCGTAACTAATACAGGAGGTATTATGACTCAGGACACGATCAATATCGACGGCGAAGAGCACAAACTGGATGACCTGTCAGACGAGGTCAAGGGAATGATTGAGTTGTACTTACAGGCTCGGCAGGACAGCGAAAAGTACAGGAAAAAGGCGTCGATTCATGAGTTTGCCGCCGTGAATTTCGCCAACATGATTTCACAAAAGGTGAATGGTAATGGACGACCAGAAGTACTGGGAAGCAATCAACCGGATCATGACTCATGAGGCGATGTGTGAAGAGCGGTCTAAGACCATCTTCAACCGCCTAGAGAACATTGAGAGCCAGTTGGCAGGCATAAACAAGAACATGTTCTTTCTTGGTATCACACTCATTAGTGGTATGGCTGGCGTCATTTTTACTCTTCTTACTAGGTAAGTGGTATGGCTTACTTCAAACGAGATCGTTTTAGCGGCATAGCCCCAGGGGTAGCCCCCAATCTTCTTGCGGAGCAGTTTGGCCAACAAGCCAAAAATATTGACTTTGAGTCAGGCTCTATTGTGCCGATAAAAACCGAAGGCAGCGCCGTATACACTTTTACTAATAACGGCGCACAAAAACAATCTTTTTACTACTACGAAAACAGCGTATCTAACGTCTGGCTTGGCTTTGATTCTGCTAATGTCAGCGTCGTTGAAGGGCCGATACCGGCAGATACATACGAGCGTTTGTATTGGACGGGTGAAGCGTACCCGAAGATGGGTGTACAAACGAGCATCTATGGGAACGGGGTAGCGCCCTTTCCCGAAGCGTCATACCGTCTAGGAGTTCCAGCACCCGATAACCCCCCTTCAGTAACAAACACATCGGGCAACCTTGACGATACAGTCACACCAGACGACGTGTCTTATGTATATACCTTTGTAACCGCCTACGGGGAAGAAGGCCCGCCTAGTGACCCAACCACTGCTCTTGAATTTACCCCGTCTACACAAACAAATACGATTAGTATCCCGTCGTATGGTGGCGTGTCAACCGCAATTAACTTTGCGAAAAAACGGGTCTACAGGTCGAATACTGGTTCGACAAATACGACTTTTCAATTTGTAGCCGAAGTAGCATACGCAACTACTTCAATTCCAGACAATCGTGCTGGTGCGACATTAGGGGAAGTGCTGCCATCTGAAACGTGGATTGGTCCGCCAGATGACAACACCAGTCTATACCCAGAGGGGCCTCTACAGGGGTTAACTCCTGTTGCGAACGGTATCTTTGCAGGGTTTACTGGCAAGCGGCTGTGTCTAAGTGAGCCTTACCTACCGCACGCTTGGCCCATTTCATACCGGATTACACTAGAAGAAGACATCGTTGCAATTGGTACTACTGCAAACGGAGTCGTGTGCTTAACAAATGGCAAACCTTATTTTGTAACAGGCGTTGATCCAAGCGCTATGACAGCGCTGCAAGTTGACCTTGCTCAGGCGTGCATAAATCGCAACTCTGTTGTGGATATGGGGGAGTACGTTCTTTACGCTGGGCCAGATGGCCTTTGTGCTGTTTCAGGTACGGAAGGGCGTGTAGTTACTAAGGGTCTTATTTCGCCTCAACAATGGCGCGAGGATTTTGCCGCGTCTAGTATTAAGGCTTTTAAACACGAAGGTACATACGTCGCGTTTTATGATGACTCTGGGGCTCACAAAGGCTGGGTATACGATCCTCGCGCTGACGAAGCGGCAATTTCTACGGTTACATCAACAAACACAATCTACGGCGGTTGGACCAACCCAAAAGATGGCGAGCTGTATTTACTTGACGCAGCGACAGCTGTTTCTAACCGACAAATTGTAAAATGGCGTGGAAATACTGGGACAACGTACTCGGATTACAAAAAGTGCGTTTGGAAATCTAAAAAAATCGTCTTGCCACAGCCTACTAGCATGGCATGGGTGTATATTTTAGCTGATGAGTATCCCACTGCTTTAAACGGAAGTTATGCGCGTTGTTTGCGTTTAAAGGTGTGGGCTGATGGCACAATGGTAGCCGAATACTACATCATTAAGTCCGGGTCTACTTTTTATCTAACGCCTAATGTTCCAGCTACCAGTTCTACTTCGACTATGGCAGAACCCGTAGCTCGTTTGCCTGCAGTACAAGCTCGTGAGTGGGAGATTGAAATAGAGTCACATTATCCCGTGCGTGAATTGTGTATTGCTCAAACGATGGATGAGTTAAAAGCAACATGACCAACGGTCGTCGCAATCCGCGTACTAATTCTCCGACAAAGGTTCCGGGCATACCTAAGCCGCCTTCTGATGTGCCCGCCTCTTTACAGCGATACCTTAGTAACCTTGGAGAAGCGTTAGAAATACGTCTTGGTAGGAAAGGTGATGTCCGTGACAGAGCCATTACCTTACGTGAGTTAATAGAAAGCGGTCTTGCTGTAGACCTTGCTAACAATCCATATGACCCAAACAGGCCCGGCGGGGATTTTGGGTCTGATCCAGGTAACGGTGGTGGTGTTGAAACTCCAATAGCGCCTACTAATTTTACTGCTATAGGTGCCTTTTCAACTATAGCGATTAGTTGGGACTGGCCTGGGTATCAATATAATGGGCATAGTTACACTGAGATATGGCGTCATGATGCTGATGTTCTTAGTTTAGCGCAGCTTATCGGTATTAGTCCTGGCAGAGCGTATGTTGATTATGTTGGCGGTGGCGGGAGCTTTTATTACTGGGCACGCCACGTAAACGTAAACAGCGTAGAAGGGCCATATAACGCCAACGCTGGCACGTTCGCTGAAACACAGCCCGACGTTACATTTTTGCTTGATTTACTAACTGACTCAATTACGAGCAGTCAGTTAGTACAGGCTTTAAGGGACCCTATTGCGTTAATCCCAAATCTAGAAACCTTTACTGGATATACATCGACGTATAACGGCGATAGCTTGATTACGCGAATGGGTGCTGTCGAAACCGTGGCGGGAAATGCAGCTACCAGCGCACAACTCCAAGCGGAACAAACAGCGCGGGTTAATGCAGACTCGGCGCTTGCGTCAGACGTTCTGACAATACAAACCACTGTTTATAACGTAGATTCTAATGGCGACCCTGATACGACTAGCCCAAAGATTAGCGCGAGTGCCTTTAACGCTACTGTTGCAGAGGTGTTTCCTAACAGTAACACCGCTACTACTTCAAATATTTCTCAGCTTCAAACAGAAGTATTTGAGGCAGACGGTGTTACCAGCCGACTAGCGCAAAACTCGGTCGTAAGCACCATTTCACAAGACCTAGATAAGGTCGAGCAACAGTACACAGTAAAGTTAAGCCAGACTTCGGCTAGTGGTAACACTTACATTACTGGTTACGGCCTTGCGACTGAAGATGTGGATGGTACGCCTACCTCTGCTTTTGTTGTAGCGGCAGACAAGTTTGCGGTTATTAATCCCGCTACTTACACCGGTGGTCAAACAAATACTCCTAATGCTACATATATGCCTTTTGCTGTTGTAACTAGCGGTACAACATTGCAAGGGGAGAGCGTCCCGGCTGGCGTTTACATCGACACGGCTTTTATTAACAAAGGCCGCGTGCTTGATTTAATTGCGGGCAGCGTTGTTGCGGATTTTGTTCAAGCTACAGCAGCAATTTCTTCGCCTAATATCTACGGCGGAACATTTAATATTGGCTCAATTAACTATAACAGCTCTACTGACCCTAGAGACTGGACGGTGAGTGGGTCGAACCGGGTCAGTAATTTTTCTGTAGACGCTAACGGGATTATGCACTGCGAGGCCGCGCAGTTAAAAGCCGTCACGGTTTTAGCAGACGATGGAACGGTTTTGCTGGACGCAGGAGGAACCATTGTTGGAGGAGGGGCTAACATGATTCCCAATGGACAGCTTTATTCTGGCCCTAGCTCTCCTTCGACGTTTGTTTGGGGTGATGAAAATCCAAACACTGAAATTATTCCATTCTGGGAGGTTGCTGATTCAAACGTCGGCAATACTACGGGGAGTTACGTTTCGTATTGGACTTCAAATTTTGCCGGAGTCGTGCAGTTATTTTACGGCTCTACGTTTCGAATGCAGGAGTTTCTTCCGTGCGCCGAAGCTGAGGTGTATTATTTAGCTGTTGATAACTTTATGAACAATAACTCTTTGCAGTGGTCGGTGGCGGTTCAGTTTTCTAACTCAAGCAAAACATTCGTTACGCAAACGTCTTTGTCTCCAACAAGCTCTCTTTGGGATGACCCTCCGGTTTCTTATGTTCAGGGGGTGGGAAGCCCTACAAACGGAACCAGATATAGCGTTGCTCAAATCACCGTCCCAAGTAATAGCAACATACGGTATATGCGCGTCCGGTTCAGTGGCGGATCATTTACTGGCACCTCTAACCACTATGTAAACATAAAATCGGTATATCTCAGCAAAGTCCCACCAGTTATTGGACCCAAGTATGCGTCCACATATATTCGCGACCTAGCGGTAGACACCCTTCAGATTGCCGGTAATGCAGTAACGGTCCCGATAGGGCAGTCGAATGTTAATGTTGGTAATTGGGTTACTTGGTCTGGAACTAACTCTAACACAGGAACTGGCTTTTTCTGGGGAACAGTAGCGAACACCGGAAGCGTCGGCGGAGTTACTGCAATACCGCTAAGCTGGACAAGCAACGACGTTCGGCCAGACGCGCTCACCATAACGGCTTGCGCTAATTTCCTTGGGCAATCTGGAAGCGCATGGAAGACAATTAGAGCCAGAATTGTTTACTCAACAAGCCCTAGCTTTACTAGCGCTACGCAGATACAAGTTGTCGGCGCTTCTCTTAGAACAGACTTTAGTACGACGCTTTCTGTAAACGCTACTTTGGATGCTTCTAGCTTAACCGCTAACACAAATTATTACTTTGCTTTACAGATGCATGGGAATGATCAGGGTGGAACGGGGCCAACTCCTTGGAAGATCGGACAAAATGGAATCAGCGTTTTGGCGGCTAAAAAATGAGCACCTTAATTTCGTTTGACGAAACCGGAAAAATCGTCGGCTGCGGGGTGGGGCCACGAAACATTCTTGAAGAGGCGGTTGCTTCCTCTGCGTTTGCGGTTATTTATGATGGGTCAGATGCCTCAGAAGAAACTCATTACGTTGAAGACGGAACGATAGTTGAGAAGCCGTCAAAACCGTCAGACGAGCATATATTTGACTACGCCTCAAAGCAGTGGGTTTATGACTTTACCCAGCATAGAGCCGAAAAATGGGCTGAAGTTAAGCAAGCCAGAAGCGCAGAAGAGTTCGGTACATTTGACTGGAATGGTCATACGTTTGACTGCGACGAGGTTAGTCAGCGGCGTATCCAGGGAGCGGTACAGCTTGCTGCTTTGGACTCTACTGTTACTATGGATTGGACGCTAGCAGACAACACCGTCCAGACATTTAATGCTACGGAATTACAGCAGATTGGCCAGGCGCTTGCTGCACACGTCAACGCATGTCATGTCAAAGGCCGAGAGAAACGTGCTGCTATTGATGCTGCGACCACTGAAGCTGAGCTTGACGCAATCACTTGGTAATGACGCAGTTTTTGACGCAGTTCATGTCGAACCATGTCTAAATAAGTAGAAAACGGCTGTATCTGAAAGATACCTAAGTAGCAGAAAGTAGAACTAAATCAGTCGATTACGGTCAGATTCCGACCCGAGCCTCCATCAAAAACGGCACTTGTAAGTGACTGTTTTACAGACATAAAAAATCTTGCTATCGTTTTTCTCGTGCAATGACGCACTTTTGACGCACTTCATGAGGAAGCTATGGCATCAATCCGCAATCGGAACGGGCGGTTTTACGCTGAGGTTCGCAAGGCTGGGCACCCAGCGGTCAGCAAAACTTTTAATACAAAGACCGAGGCTCGTCAGTGGGCTAAGCGTATAGAGGCGGACATCGAGTCCGGCGCTTTGCTGGCTCGAAAGAAAAAATCTGACAAGAAGACGACGTTTGGGCAGCTGATCGATCGTTACATTGACGAAGTCCACCCCCTGAACAATTTTTGCGACTCTAAGATCGCGACCTACCGTCTGACGCAACGCGATATTGGTCACTACAAGCTGCACGAAGTTACGATCGAGAATGTGTTGGCTTACGGCCGTCAACGCAGACTTGGTACAGACGACAGGAAAGGCGTCGCCAGGAGTACGCTTAACACTCAATTGCAGTACATGGCGGAGCTCGTCGAGTTTGCTCGCATATCATGGGGCATGCCTTTTGAGACAAACCCCGTGAGAGACGCGCGCTACGCCCTCGCTAAGATGAAGTTGGTGGGTCCTAGTCGCAAGCGTGCACGGAGGCTCGGCTCTGGTGAGTACGAAAAGCTTATGGAAGCAGCCAAAGGGCACTGGATCTCACACTTCATTGTTATTGCCGTCCACAACGCTATGCGTCTGGGAGAGATTCATCGGCAGACGTGGGAAGACGTGGACTTTGAAAAGCGCACATTAACTATTCGGGATCGCAAAGACCCTAATGAGAAAGAGGGCAACGATGAAACAATCCCCATGTTCCATGAGACATGGACCCTGCTTCATGGTTTATGGTTGTGCAGCAAGCAGCGCGGAAGAGTCTTCTGTCAGGTTGCTACTGCTGGTGCTGTGTCAGATAAGTTTGCGGATGTAGCACAGCTGGCGGGCTGCGGAGATTTGCATTTTCATGATCTTCGACATGAAGCATGCAGTCGGTTGTTTGAGAGTGGTCTGTCTATAGAGCAAGTATCGCTGGTGTCTGGACATAAGTCCTGGGACACCTTGAAGCGCTACACTCAATTACGACCTGGAGAAGTGTTGGCTGCTAAAGAGCAGACGGTGGGTAGTTAGTAATTTTGGATTCCAAGTAACTAGCTACCTCGGGTGTGGGGAATAAGTATTTTTTTCCGTGCTTGATGTGCGGCACATCAAGTTTGCCCCGATAAATTTGTTGGTAAATTGATTTAGGCTCAAGCTTAAACAGCTCAGCTACTTCTGGCAGGTCCATGAGTGGACCGTATTTTTGTATTAGTATTTGTTCCATCACAACGACCTCTTTCCTGAATGACCGAAACCGTCAATACAATTATCTAGCATGTTAAGACCCATCTGCTTTCTTCTGGGCGTTTATTAGTTTTTCTAAGTACCACTTAGCCTTTTGTAAATCTTCAAGAGGTTTACCTTTGTATTGGTAACGCCATAGGTACTTCATGCAGTTGCCTTTTAGATAGCCCTGCCACTCAGCAAAAGACATAGACGCCTCGATTGCAGTGATGCACTCGATGCTGCCGTTGTTGTAGTGGGGAGGGCGCTGAACTGCGTCTGACATTGCTACCTCATGTAGATCTATTAGAAAGGCTAATATGCAAACATTACCAAAAATTTTTGCTAATGCAAGACTAGTTAATTAAATATGAGACGATTGGGAGTAGTTTTGTATCTAGTTGATTTTTGGGTGTTTTATCGCCCCATTCAACGACTTCTAAACAGTTGCTTTTTTTCTTTTTGATTATTAGCCACTGGGGAGTACGACTACCTGTTCTAAGTTTTGGTTTAGGGCATTTTATTAAGTCGTAGCATAGTATTAGTTGGCCCGCATAGCCGATCGGCGGTAAGTCTTTTTCGAGTCTGACGCCGCATACGGCTTGGTATTGTTCGTCAAATACAGATCCAATAACGCGTCGCCGATATTGTGCTTCTTCGCTGATACGTAAAGTTCCGCCATGTACCCAAGTAACAGGCACGCGGAACCGCTCTGCTTCTACGGGATTATAGTTTGGATCAATTTCGTGGGGATCAACTTCTAAAAAGTTAGCGAGCTTAGCGACGGCGTCAGCATGTAGCTCTGTAAGATTATTTAGGTATTGACTAAACGCGCCTTGGGTCCAGCCTAGTTTTTTGGCTGCTTGTACTTGCGTGACTTCGAATTTGTCTTTTTTGGTGTCCCATATTTTTCGAAGGTTACGAACTGCAATTGGTAAGTTTTTTGTTGCCACGGGTATATCCTCTTGATATTACGTGACTCTCTATCCAATTAGCAGTTAATTGAAAGGAAAGCGCTTCATCTTGAAGCTGAGTTTTTGTCATGCCTTTAAAAAGCTGGGGATCTGTCACAACCACTGCTGACCGCTCATAACCGACAATTACCACAGCTAATTGTCCGCACATTTGGGCTTTTGTCAACCAGGCTATCTGTAATTGTGATAAGCCAAAGGTGACAACCGTAGTGCTTCTTTTGGGCAATGTGACATATTTGTACTCAACCCAAAGGGAACCAGCGGGTCCCATATAAAAAGCGTCAGGGACGCCGCCGGTATAGGTATCGTGGATTTTCCAGCGATACACTTCAGGTGAGAGATGCCGATGCACGGCTTTAATAAAACCGTGCTCGTTCATGCATCCTTATGCGAAGGTAGAGGTGTTGTACTGCTCATATAGAGCTTCTGCTACCTCGTAGTCTTCTTTCTGAGCCCAGCCTTGAAGGTCAAGGTCGATATTCATGTAACTGAACCCGCTCTTGCTTTCGACTGATTTGGAAGAAATCTTCCACAAAGAAGCAAATCGATCTCCGCCCTGAAGCGCGATCTTGCTATTCCAAGCCCTTGATGTTGCTAGCTTTGAGCCCGTGAAGTCGAATATGACTGGAGTGGTGTCAAGTTCCCCAGTTTCGGGGTTCTTGATCAACAGCAGATGCGCGTGGTTCTCTTTGATGTCCCACTCTTCGGGAACTTCTTGGGAGGAGACACACTCTTTGGCTGCTTGCTCGTTGTCAAAGCTGCCACCGTAACCGCCGCCTACCTCCATGTTGCGCCATACGGCCCACTCAACTTTGAAAGTAAGAGATAAGCAGTAGATCTCTGACATGACTTGTTTAGTCAGAGTGTTGATAAAGTCACCAACATCAGCACCTGCAATGTGCTCTTTGTGGTGTTTGTCGACTTCGTTCGACATTTTTTGCAGCAACTTGATCCGGGGGACAACAATGTTTTGCCCTACGTTTTCGTTGCCACGACCAATGCCATCCAGTTTGATGTGTGCTGGTACTTTGTCGTCAAGTTTGATTGCTAAATTAGTCATGCTAATACCTCAAGGTTAGATTAAACGGATTGATAGTTTGCGAAGTTCTCGCTGTTTTACTCCAGGGATGTCAACGCCCATAGCCCACAGTTCTTTGCATGCGGTACTAGACAGCCGACGTTGTAATACTTCAAAGTTGCTGGTTTCGCTGAGCCATTCGAAGAATTGTTCCCAGTCATAGACTTCGGGCACAGTATCTTCGGTAACAGAAATGTTTGCTGCAGAGTTACCACCCTTTGTAGAGCCTTGTTCATCCAAGTTACGGATGCATTGCCAGTCGAGATCTTGCTTCTCTTTGTTAAGCTCTTTGAGTTCTGAATTTAGCTGGTCAATTTGTTGTTTGTTTTTGACGCGTGCGTCGATGAGTTCACCTAAGTTCATGCTGTTTTCCTCAGTTGGTTTAGTTTGTTTAGTACGTTTAATAAGTCTTCCATTCGTCCAAGTTTGTCTTGAAGCTTTTCGTAGACATCAGGTTCCCAGGTGTCGCGAGCAGCGATCTGTATTACCTCGGTCTTTTTAGTTTGACCAGCACGGTAGATACGACGGTTGAACTGCTGATAGTGCTCAGCGTTGTACGTGGGTGATGCCCAGATAACAGATGTGGCACGAGTAAGAGTGAGTCCGTGGCCAGCAGATTGTGGATGTGCAAAGACAACCTGGAGCTGACCTGCTTGCATGCGGTCAACGATGTCCTTGCGTTTTTTGGCGGGGGTACTGCCGTCGATAAAGTCGTATTTGATATCGGCTTTTTGAGAAAGCTCGGTTAGTTTTTCGCGTTCATGACGCCAGTTGAATGCCACCAGGCTGTGGTCGCGTGCTTGTATAAGGTCCATAACAAGCTCGTATCGTGCATCATGAACCATGAGCGATGATCCATGGTCATCATACACAGCGCCGGTACACAGCTGTAGGAGCTTTTTGACCTTAGCACCTGCGTGGATAGCGTTGATAGTGCCCTTACCGGTATACAGCACGGAATCTTCCGCCAGGGTGTTGTATTGCTGCAGGATTTTAGGTGGCAGGTCGACGTACATGGTGTTGACTGACTGCTCCGGCATATCTAGGCAGTCTTCAAGCGTGTAACGCACGTTAATATCTTTTATAGCAGCAGCGATTATTTCTTGAGCTTCTGGCTTGTCTACCCATACATTTGCAAAGCCATTGAATTGAGGTGTGCATACAGCGCCACGGAATCCGTAGAAGCGTTTGCCTAGCCGCTCACCATCGTCAACAAGCAACGCCGGGTGCCAGATGTCTAAAATTGTGTTGCTGTTTGGGGTGCCCGACATAGCGATGCGATATTCAAAGTGCTCCGCAAGGCGGGCAGCAGCTTTACTACGTTGGCTGTCTTTATTTTTGAACGCAGTAAACTCGTCGATGCACAATGTGTCGAAGCCGTTCAGATACTGTTTGTTTTTCATTAGCCATTTAACGGCGTCATGATTTGTGATGACAATATCTACGTCTGCTTTGAATGCCTCGGCACGATTACGTGCGTATGCAACAGCGTATTTCAGTCCTGGTTGGAATTTGGCGCAGTCGTCTCCCCAACTGGCAGCGAGGATGCTGAGTGGGGCAAGGACGAGAAGCTTACCTTCACGCCGTTGGGCGTAAGCGTCGAGTACAGAACGTGTTTTGCCTGTGCCGGGATCGCTTGTGATGAGAACTCGGGGGTTATCGAGTATGAACTGAGTTGTTGTTGCTTGGTGCTCAAAGGGTTTTTGCATTTTTCATGTCTCATGATTTTTGGCCAATAACTTTTAGCTTGATTTCAGGTTCTTCAATAATGATTTCTTCAGGGTCAGGGTCCTCGTCTTCTTCGGTGTACTCAGAAGGAACGAGTTTTAATAGGAGAGTGCGGCCATCCCATTCGTAGTCATCGAGGGAGATCTCGACTTTGATCCGCATTTGTCCTCCTGACGCAGTTACGTATTAGTCACACTAATACAGTCATCAGAACAGTTCAATACCCGAGCGTTAAATTCTTTGTCCTGTAATAAGTACAGCAGGGCAATAAGCTGGATCGCCATCATGGTCGTCTCCTTACCTTCTTTGATTTTGGTTTAGGTGGAGGTTTTTCATGCTCCACGATGCTATTGCATATTTCCCGTGCAAGAGCCGCTTTTTCTGAACGATCGTATTTGCCTACGACTTTAATGTGGCTTGGCTTTAGTCGGTATGTTGACCAAAAGGCGGCTTCTGGCGGGTCTGTTGCGAGTTCAAATTCGATGTGGGTTCCGTCATCTCGCACGTAGAAACATCCGGAGATACGTCCTTTACTGTTGAGGAGTCCGTGTCCTTCGCTCTTTTCCTTTGTATTGCTCTTAGCAGGAGCAGTACTTCTATTGCGGTTATTAGTCTTGACAGCCAAATCATTGGTCCCCCTGTTTGTTATGGTCAAGCTTTGCATATAAGACAACGACAACAGCAAGCAGACCGAATACCGGAAGCATGACTGCGCCTAGGCTGACGGCTATTAAGTAGCTGAAGTAAAACAGCATAAACAACGCTGCAGCAGCTACCAGGTATTGAATTGTTTGTAGTATGTGTTTCATAACGACCTCGCATAAAAAAAGACCCCGCATAAGCGAGGTCAATAGGAGTGTCCCAATGAAGCATTGGGATTGGAGCCCCCTTACGGAGCGCAGTTAATGCTTACGGACCCGTCTGCGTTAACTGTTGAAGTACACGAAACCTGTGGTACGTTGGCCATAATTTCTGCGATTGCTGATTGGTAATCAGACCAGACAGTGCTGAACAAGTTGTTGTTTGCAGCGTCCATGTTTAGCATGTTTTCGTAGCCTGCTAAGCTGACCTCGGTAATACCGCTCATTCCCGCAAGTCCAAGGGTGCTGGCAGTGTCTAGTCCAGCTGTGCCCATTGTGACAGTCGCGTCGAGGCCCGCATTGCCAAGATCTACTAGTGAGGTGAATCCAGCGGCTCCGAGGTTGGTTAGGTTATCCATTCCTGTGACGCCAAGTTGAGTTGTACTGTTTAGGCCAACTGTCGCAATAGCGGTATTCGCGTCAAATCCTGCAGTACCAAGATTGGTGAGGTTGTCCATGCCGGTGGTGCCAAGAGCAACCATCCCGTCTACGAATGGGGTGTAATCGACGTTGCCCGCGATCTGGCCCATATCGACGAACGAGCCATACATTGCCTGTTGAGTCGTGGCATCTGCAGAGATGCGGGCTAGATCTACGTCAGCGTTATACCTAGCCATGGTTTTAGCGGAGTCGGCCTGCATCCACATCATGCCCAAGCTGGTAACTGGCGTTGCTAGAATGGACGCCCATTGTAGAGCTTGAGATTGCTGAGGGACTGGCTGAACCGTGGGGGTTTGGGTCAGAGCTAAGGCCATTACTGCTGCACTTGCCGCTTGACCGTCACCCGCTGCTGCAATTTTTGAAAGAGCTTCAAACTTTGCTTGGGAGGCTACAGCATTAGCTTCTGCTGCTTTTTGTACTGCTTCGTAGTATTGAGATGAGCTAGAAGCACATCCGCTTAGTACAAGAATGCAGCTAATAGCTGCTAACATTTTGTGTTTCATGGCTAACCTCCCTTGTTAGCTAACACCCCATTGGCATTGAGGGTCGTCACCTTGGCGATATGAACACCATCGACATGAGTTTTTTGATGGTGTTGGATTAAACTCCGTTTCAGTTGTCATCTTGACGGCGCGTGCGTTAAAAGCCGGGAAGAATTCCATGGCTTCTGCTCGCGTGTAGGAGCGTTTAGTTGTCTCGTTTTTATCCAAGTACCACAGCTCAGTCTGGACAAACTCAAGATCTGGATATCGCAAAAATGTTGCTATGGCATAGAGAAGGGCCTGCTGCGAATGGCTGATTTCGTTGCCAAATTTTTTGCCAGTTTTATAGTCGATGACTCGTGCGCTTTGTTCGTCTTGATGCACTAAAGCGTCGAGTTTGATGCGAGCCCATGTGCGACCTTCCATCCAGCCGCATATTTCCCATTCTTTAGTAAAGCCCCATTCACCTTCGAGTTCGACTTGTGCTTCTGCGTACAAGTGCCGCAGTTCATCAAAAGCATCTTCAAATTTTTTGAGGCTGTCGGGTAATTCACCAAGTTCGCCTTTAACGTAGTCTTCAGCTTCTTGGTGAATTTGCGTACCACGATCTGCGGCTGGACTGCTTGGCTCGGGTACTTTTTTGACACGTTGTATATAAGAGCGATAAGGGCATTCTTCGAATACTTTGAGAGCAGAATAAGACCAAGCAATTATTGGCCCTAGTTCGGTAGGAGCAGCTGTGATTTTTTCTGCGTCAGGGCGAGAGTCCTGCGTAAGTGCAACAGTCATATTGGGGTCCGACGTAATGTCAGACATTAGTGTAGCTAATTACTGGAAGTTCGCAAGAGGGCAGCGTCTTCATTTGTAAAATAAGTTTTGATGACCGATTGTAACGATAGGTCATCAGTACGCCATTTGACATAAACGCCTCGAATGGCATTTGCATCTCGGCCTGCGTCAGCGGCCCGCTTCCTTACTATCTCTATGTTGTTGCGATTTAGACGCTTTTTAAAGTCAATTGGTGATAATGGGGGTCTGGCTTCTGTCAGTACATTATATACGACACGCAGTGCGTCAGTAGGTATGACGCTGTATCTATCTGCGTGAGCATCTGCTACCCAGCTTTTTACAAAGCGTTGTGCTGCATCGATTTCACCGGAGTTCATGACATTAGTGATTCGGATATCAAGAACGTCGTTAAACCAGTCCAAAGCACCTTCTTTGAGGCTGGAGCAGAATTCTTCAAATACACTGAGAGACGCTGTTTTCATTAGGCGTTTAGCGTCGTTATCCACAGGCATGCGAACCAACGACTCGTTGTATTTAAATGTTTCTAGTGCTCCAGCAAAATGAAGCAATTCTTTTGCGATGAGCGGGAACTCCGATGCTATTTCTGGATGCTTATCCAAAAGCTTTTGTTCTTGGCGGGGGGCGATGTTGTAACGCCGATCACCCGGCTCGATGCGAATTGCGTCTACGTGGTTGGTCAAGAAAATAAAGCTTGTATAGTTAGGAACTTCTATTTGATTGCTTCGCATTTTGCGGATAGTAACGCTTGGTTCAGTTATCTGGTTTTTGAGCTTGTTAGCGACTTTCTGTGTAGCAGCACTACTTGCCATGTGAAATTCATCAACAACGCAAACAAGCGCTTGCTGAAGATATGAGTTGAATTGCTCTTCAAGGTTCTCAAGAGTCTTTACTGGTGCCTGTTCTTCGCTAAATAAAGGGCGAAGTACTTGGTAAGCAAAGACACCTTTACCGGTCCCTGGGACGCCGCTTAGTACCCATGCGGTTTTTGCCTTTTCTTTCGTCTGATAAATGTAAGCCAGCCAATTAAAGAAGCGTTCTATTTCTTGCTGCCCATCACCTAATATGTGTTTCATTAGCTTATAGATAGTAGGGCATTTGTCTTGGATTTTTGAGACATAGCCTAGTTCCAGAGCTTCAGCTGGTTTGATTGCGTTATTCATGTACATGGTGCGTTTGAACGTGTTGACACGGTAGGGCACTGAAGTCAGATCTACAGTAGGCCCTGTGTTAGTCGGGTCAAACGACATGTCAGCATCTGGCACAAAGTCAGGTGCTGGGCGACCATGCGAGCGCATAAAGTCTTCTATTGACTGACGGGAGGTTGGTTTAAGCGTTTCAAATTCGCTGATGTTTGGGTTGTATATCCCGTTCCAATAGGTGTCAGTGTTGAAGTCACGAAACACGACCGGGTAATCTGCTTTTCCTTCTTTCTTCATCTCCTCATCAAAGAGATCAAAAATTGACTTATAGAAGTCGCTGTCTGCCTGCTCAATTAGGAAGATTGGCTCACCCTTGAAGTTGTGCATGTACGTTGGGTTTTCAAGGTTAAACCAGTAGGCGTTGCTGTCTCCGCCGTTGATATTGCATCGGATAAAGGGCGAGTTAGTAGTGTCGGCAATTACTATTGACATGCGATCTGGATTTAGCAGCACTTCATGAGGCTGCTTGTCGATGTCCATTACCTTGATCTTTTCTGCAATCTTGCGGAGACCGCTGCTTTCTCGAAGCTTATTTTTTATTGTTTGGCTGTTTTCATAAACCTGTTGCGGGCTGAGATTTGCAACAAGGTTAGCTAGCTGCAGCCGAGGCTTCTGCTTATCCACTAACACAATTCGGTCATCTGCTGACGCAAAAGGATCTTTGCTTGGGTCTGCAAAAGTTGGGGGTGCTATAAATATCAGTTTACTTGCATCTGCAACGCTTATGTCCAGCGGATACTTTAATGACTGCCCGTTTACGCTCAGCTCAAGCTGGTTTTTAAACAAGTCATTTGTGTAGTTAATATGCTGTAGCCACAGCTTGACTGTCTTTGCAGGAAGGGGAACATCTAAAAGCATGAATATGTGCATGCTTATGGCATTGTCTTTGAACCCTATACTGGATGACGCTTGTGCGATGTAGCTTACATTTTGCAGCTCGCTGGGCATACACCGTAGCAGGGCTTCGGCGATGTCTTTGAACTTTTTACTGTCGATGTTCCAGTAAGGAGCAAAGTTGTGCCCAGGCAAAGATATGCCGTCAAAGTCAAGAACAAGCAAATTAGTTGGCTGCGCTCGGTCAGTTGTGCCTGCTCGACTTTCTTCTATAAGAGGGCGCTTGAGGTTGCCTTTAAGGAGACAGTGGCCTAAAGCTGCATGTTCTACAACTGTGTCATAGAGTTCTGCGATATTGCTGATGTCGTGTTCGTATGATGTGACTTTTTTAACGTGTGGATATGGTGTGAAGTTATTTTCGCCGTCGTGGTGTTTACTGAGATTACGACCGTTTGAGGCCCCCAGAAATGTAACTCTCATAAATTAGTCCTGCTAATATTGATCGGCAGATTTTTTATCTCGCGAGTGGCGAGTAATTTCTACTTCTGGATCTGCTTCGAAAACGATTCTGACCTGATTGCGATCAATCCGGCCAACTGTCACGGTCGCAACTTCTTCGCCATCTTTTCGTATGGTGATCTTTTCGTTGACTTTCCTTGTCAATACGAGTCGCGACATATCACTTACTGTAGTTATGTGCGTACCCCCCTTCTGCGTCTAAGGGCAAATCCGGTGCCCAGGGAGGTGGCCTGCACAGAGTGTCAATGACAAGCTCCATTGTAGCATCAGGGTTTTGACTTGGGGCAATTATTACCACTTCGTCATGCACTGTAAGTGCAACAGTGCCATCTGGTATTTTGTTTTGCAGGCGTAGCATAGCATCTGTAATAACAATACGGGACAGAGCTTGTACGACGTTTTCTGTCAGCCTTCCGCCGTATGTTTTTTCCATGCCATTACGCCCAATGTACTGAAGCTGTCCATTGTGAACTCGCAAGTCTTTGTATTTAAGCGACATTTTATTTGGCAACCTGATTTCCCCTCTATCGAATATAAGTACGGAGTAAGGGAGCGCTGTTTGTTCATACAAAGATAGGGTCAAGTAGTTCTCTAAGCGTTTCCACAGTATCGGGATACGGCTATATGTCTGACGATATTTACCTACTACTGACGCCGCCTGTGAATCGCTAAAATTAAGCGAAGGGCCTGCTGCCCCGGACGCAAGTGTTGCTTGGAATTTTGCAGCGCCCATGCCATAGCCAAGACCGAGAATAGCGGTCTTGCCAACAAAACGCTCTGTCGGGTGGTCGTTTTTATTGATTGGCTTGTTATAGACAGTGGATGCGAAGTTGCTGTAAATGTCTTCACCACTGGCAAATTGGGCTAATAAGCTGTCTTCACCGGCAAGCCATGCCAGCATGCGGGCTTCGATGTTACTAAGGTCAGCCACGTAAACAAGTTTGTCTTCTGGTGCGATTAAGCACTTACGCAGTTCGCTGCCACGGGGGAGGTTTTGCAGGTTAAGCTTATCTGTGCCTCCAAAACGACCTGTGTGAGCGGCGTAATACCGCAGAGGGGCAGGAAGTTCGTTAGTAATGGGGTGAGCTGCAGCCAGGAACCTGGATGCGCGTGTCTCATTGATACGGGATTTTACTGCTGTACGACCATCCCAGATGTGCTGATGCTCAGGGTACATGTTGCACAGCTGCTTCCAGCCCGCGTCGTTCTTGCCGAACGCTGGTATAGAAAGCCCTGTGTTTGGGCTGACTTTAGTTGGCACGGTGATACCCAGCTCTTCAATAGCTGCTGCAAACTTTTGGTTTGAAGCAAGCACTTCCCTGGACAATCCGCTGTTCTTGATTGCTTCTTCGCCAGCCATGAGCTCTGATTCATGGTACGTGGTTAACCGTTCCCGATCGATTTGCAAGACAGGTTCACAAAACATGCGGGTAGTTAGATCGATAAGATCCAGCTCGCTTTGCGGGTAGGCTTCGTATAGTTGTTTAAATATAGCGTAAGTAAGCGCTACGTCTTGGATGCAGTAGCCAGCTATTTGCTTTTCGATGTCAGGGGGTAAGTCGTATATGCCTTTGGCGTTGATTAACTCGTCGCCTTTACGCATCGACTCGTCGGTGGGGAAACAGCGTTCGCTGGTAGCTCGAAGCGATGCTGACATTCCAGGCCACCACCCCCGTGCCATAGCCGCAGTGTCGTAGTAATACGCTGGTTTAAGCCCGTAGTGTTGGGTCAGCACAAAACCGTCAAACGGTGTGTTATGACACACTAAGTGTGTGTTATCCCAGTCAAATTCTGCGAGCGCAGATTCGACTTCGTCTTCTCCTACCCAGTATGGTTTGTCGTCGTCAACTTGTAAGCCCACTCCCCAGACTTTGAACTGGGGGTCGCGGACATATTCCATAGTGGTTATTTTTTGGAGAGATAGTCTGGTGTCGTAATATGTTTCAAAGTCCAATGTCAGGAGCGTCTTGCTCACGTTTGCGTCCTCGCATTTTCTTACGGGGTATAAATTCCACCGCGTCTTCGTCCCACGCGCTTGCGTGTTTTGGAAGCTGTTGTATTTTTCCGCCTCGCTCCAAGAACTCTTTTGTTTCTTGTTCTATGCGAATACGGTCCAGAATGTTTTGCTTAATTGGTTGGCTCTTTGGCCCACTCATTCTCAAAAACCTTTAGCCCTTTAATCAGTGGATAATCATCTGAAAAATGAATCCACTTGATATCGTTGCGATCACAGCTTTGTAAAAGTGACGCGTAAGCAAATGACGCGCCTTCTTTTACAAGCTCCCCCAGTGCATCAACATCTTCTGTAGGCACCTCAACCCACGCTGTCTTTCCGTAAGGAAAGTTTGGTGAAACGCGTGCCCAGTCCAGCGGCGATATGTGTTTTTTGTTGATCTCGATGACGGTGATGAGTGCTTCTTTGAAGTTTATGTTTAGCATCGTGCTTGCAAGTCATTTACTGGGCGGTCTTTGATATTAGTATTACTAATGTTTTAGTGCAACAAATAAGTGGTTTTCCCCCACGGAGCTTCTTGATCAGCTTCGGTGGACACCCACAGCACAGGGTAGTTTGGCTCAAAGGGGTAATCGTCAGCCGGGCACAAGTCAGTGAAAAAGACCATTCCTTCGGGGTCAACGTCGTTTTCATCAACCCAGTCAAATATGGGCTGGAACAGTGTGCCACCTCCGCCGCCTACATTGAGGATGTCGCTGGTCAGCTCTTCATCGCTGGTTACATCAACAATGCGTGCCTCATCGACTTGTGTGTCACATTGAATGAAGACCATACGTTCGGGTCTTAGCTCCTCGTGGATAGCACAAATCTCAGAAAGGAATTTGTGAATCATGTCGCTTGTAGATCCCGATGTGTCCATAGCAACAACATATGTGCCAGGAGCCTCGTCGTACATGCTTGGAAAGTACTCGTCTTCACTGATGTATGCACGGTGGGGCCGACGCCAGGTGAAGTCGTTCTTACTGTTGCCTGTAAAGAATGGCCACAGGTGTTGACGGAAGTCGATTTGAGCTTTTTGCAGGTGGTCGATGAGGCGATCTATACCTCCGGGTAACTTGCCTGCTGCTTTGGCTACTTCGGCTGCTTGTTGCACAGCCAGATCCCACGATACTTCGAGTCCTGAGCTGGAATCTGCGTCAATAGCGCCTTCACCCGCGTCCATGACGAGACCCCATGGACAGGACTGGGAGTTCTCGTCGAGGTGTTCGTATATGGCTTCGGCTGTCATGTCACGATACTGTTCATCGTGCACGCCACCGTCAGGCAGGATGAATCCTGTGTCCAAAAGAAACAGGTTGATAGCGTGGTCACATGCAATGTTCCACTGCATGGGCTCACGTTCTTGCCGCCGTGTCATGTGATGACTGACACAGTGCATGACCTCATGTGCAATAAGGCCCTGCAACTCCATGTCTGTCAGCTTGTTTAAAAACTTGGCGTTGAAATCTAAATGAGTACCATCAGTGCTGGCGGTATCAATGTCATTACGCTCACGTACTTTGAGCTTGAGACTTAATACACCAAAGAATGGCTCATTAAGAATAAGCTGCGAACGTGCCGATGTAACACGTCGCATGGTTGATGATTCATGGTCCATGGTTAAGCTACCAGTTTGGATGTGAGTACAACTCGGTTAATGAGATCGCCGTCAACTTGTGCGATCTCACGACGCTCGCGAGCTTGTGATTCGCGAGTGACTTTCTTGTGCAGCTCACGAAGCATTTCGTCAGGCACAAACTCTTTCATTGACGGTTGCGCGTCAAGTAACTGCTTGAGCGTATTACAACTTTCTAACAATGCAGTAACTTGCTTGTCGTAGTTGTGCCTGTTGTCTCGGGCTTGTTTACGACGCTCTGCTAGGTCTGTGATTTTGTCTGTAATAAGAAGACGATCAACTTCGGATAGATGCAAGTCTTTGATAAAGACTTCGTGATTGTAATAACCACGCCTAAGCCATGATTCCCTTTCTGTTGGAAGATCAAATTCTTCGGATTGGCGTTCGCCCCAACGAAGAGTCACTATGTCTGATTTGCGTGGTGTAAAATTAGTTTCACAGAGGTCATTAAACTCTGCACGGTGTGCAGTAACAAAATTAGAAAAAGCTATGTGGGATGGGTGTTCAATAACGCCTCGCCACACAGTTTCAATAGTGTCGTTGTCAAGTTTAGGCTCGGTTACTGCAATGTCGTAGGCTTTCATAGCAGCTCTATGAATTTGTCTACGTGTATCTCTACCAAGTCTTACTGATGCCATGTTTATCTCCTTAGAAGATTACTGATGCGTTGTCTGTTATGTATTGCTGTACTGATGGTTCGACAGCAAGCGACCGGTCTTTACCCAGGATGTCTTTGACTGCAACTACTTGATACTCAGCAGGCAGACGACGCAGGTAGGTCATGATCGGCTTGATGTCTTGCTGGTTTGCCCGAGCTGACAAAGCACCTGCGACGGCGTACAGCGTGCTTGGTGAATCAGGTACGCGGACGCTGCCAGGGCTGCGAACGATCTGATCAATGTCGGGCAGCTCGTGGTAGATCTTGCGGAATGACAGATACTCGCCTGCAGCACCGTCACCTACACATGACGCAATGTCATAGAAACCATCATCATCCATGAATGGCAGTGCATCATTGACAAAAGACCAGGTACGCGGAGTAGGAAACGCGTAAGCAGCAGCGTCGATGTCGTGGAGCAGATTGGGTCTGTAACGTAGGAACGCAGGGATTGATGGGTCCATAGCAACTCTGTGTGCATGAGCACAGAAGTCGTCAATGTGCGCTTCCATGACGTAGTGACGGAATCTGCTCTTAACTGCAGTTGTCATCTCTACTGCACCAGCACGGTCAAAGCTGCGGTTACCTGCTGCTACGATGATTGTGTTGGGTGGCAGTTCGTATGTACCAATGCGGCGACACAACAACAGTTGCAGCAGCGCATTCTGTGTTGCTTTTGGTGCATGGGTGAGGTCGTCGATAAACAACAAGACAGTGCCTTGGTAGTTTGTGTCTGGGTAATCTTCGGGCACGCCGTACCGAGTGCGGTATGTGCCGTCCATTTGCTCAACGACTTTGAGACCACCGCGAACGTCGACTGGGTCGAACAGGTTGGCACGGATCTCAAAGACTTTTGCGTTGAGCGTGTCACCAAGTTGATACACGATCTCGGATTTACCGATTCCTGGCGCACCCCAGATCATGATGCCTTGGCCTGACTTGGCAGCTTTCTCTGCTTGCTTAGCAAGATCAGCTGGGCGAATTGTTCTCATAGGTGTCTCCTCTTGAGAATTGCTCGGTTGATAGGTAAGACAGAAGCTGCGTGAGCTCGGCAGGATCTACCTGAATAAAAGGGCGTGGTTCATGGTCCGTGGCTGTATGAAGTAAGTGATGTTGGAGATGTTTTAAACACCAGAGGATTGCTTCTTGTCGGGTTTTGATCATGCGACCTCCAGATCAATATCTTCTGCAACCTCAAAAACAAGTGCTTTGCTGTTTGGGTCTAGCTGGATTTCTCGTGCTAATTCAGCAGCTTCTTGTTTTGAATTTGCTGTAAGCTCAATTCGCCAAGTAACGATGTAATCATTCATGCGACCTCCATGTTGTCTGGTGCATGCTTTGCGTATTGCTCGGCACGCAGTTCTGCTTCCATTTCTGAGAAGCAATCAAAGTGGTAAATATGACCATCATCATCGTTTCGGTAGTCAGAACCGTTGTCGTCAACAACGCCTTCGCACCATTCGCATCTGACGGTATAGTGATATGGGTGACCCATTAGTAGGTTTCCTCGATAGGCTCATCGGCCTCGTAATTAGAGTTAGTAAGAACGTCCTGTCGGTACATTGACAGCTTTGCTTCTTCGCACTTTTCGCAGACACGGCACAGGTAAATGCCACGGGCGTCGTATTTTTCCCAGCTGTAGTCGACATCTGGGTCTTGTCTGCAAGCGTGAGACTGGAGATCAACTGAAGACATGTTCGACTCCTTCGTAAATTAGAAGTGAAAAGTAGATAAGCACGACTAACAGCAGCGCCCAGTACTGTTCGCTCATTGCAACGTGGCAGATGCTGCTTGATGCATGTCTGCTTCTTTGTGTCTCATGGCTTCTTCGATACCAGCTGCTGTAGCTTCGAGCGTAGCAATTGCTGCTGCGGTCTTGTCTTCGCTGCAGTAAAAGAACATGGATGCCCCCATGCGACAAAACGCAGATGCGATTACCGGGCCTATGTCTTCTGCGTTGCGCTCTTTCCAAATTTGGTCGATGGCAGAAACAAGCTTGCTAGATATTTCGTTGTATGTATCGTTATCAATAGCCATGGCTTTTGCTCTCGTAGTTGTTAGGTTCGTTAGGGTCATGCTCTGGGCGTTGGCTACGCTCACGTTGCTCGCGGTAAGCGTCGAAGCAATCTTCCTCTTCACGCTCCGCATACGGGCCGGTCTTGTCGTGCCAGTGAGAGTAGTCATTAAGTGGGTCGTCCGTGATGGAGCACGGCATGCGACCTTCGGATAGATCTAAGTGCATAGCATATGCCTCGTTGATTTCTTTGATTTGTTGGAGCAGTTGTTTGGCAATGTCGTTAGTCACGACGCCACGCCTTGTGGCTCATGCACGCGCCAACCTAGCTTGCGGTACGGAAACTTGTCGGTCTTGATCATGCCGAATGACTCATGACGCATGGTGCGCTTCATGAGAAACAGCAAGACAGACACAACCAAGCCAGCGAAGAGTGCTGCCATCATGCCGCTGAATGTGCCCGCAAGTAGGAACATAAGCAGGGTGGTGACAAACAGATCCACGTAGATGTCGTAGTTAATGACGCGGCGCATGCCGAATTTGAAGAGAAGGAACAGCAATCCTGCTGCTGCGATTAGTCCAGCTAATATCATAAGTCACTCCTTTATTGGTTTAGTGCAGAGAAAGTCCACCAGGACATCTCGCTTCTGCTTGGTGTTGTTGCACAGATCGTTAATGAACTTTTCAACAGCCTTGCGGTTTTCACTTCGAATGCACACTTCTACATGTGCTGCCGCCATGTCTGTTAGCTTGGTCCATGGGTCGTGCTTGAGGTTGTCAGTCATGTATAGGTCCTCCGTAGATGAATGCAGTACTTGGTGTTAGTTCTTCAGGCGTGGGACATGGTGGGCGGTACTTGATCCATGGTTCACAAAGCCATTTATTGAAGACGGGTCTCGAGTATTTTATGGCTTTGCTTGGGTGTTGATGTTTGATTAAGCGCCGTGTGTCGCATAACTGTACACATGCGTCGTGTATTTTCCGTTGGGATGTACCAAGGCGCTGAGCTAGTGCGGTGACATCAAATTCGTCGCCACTTAAGTAAAGACTGTTGTGCAATATCCGCTCTTGCAGGTCCATTATTTGACCTCTGGAACGATAGTAAGCACAGGTTTAGTATTTTGAGCTTCTTCCATTACGTCATACACGATGGCATCTGGCTCAAAGGTTATGACAAAGTCATCGTCATACCCTTTATACCCATGTGGGAACAGTGTGTCTGAGATTAAAAACCAGGCGTTAATTACGTCATCGGGCACATCAGCAGCGTTGAGTGCTTGGTGCACGATGTTGTGGGCCTGGAACACATTTAAGTCATTTTCAGTCACGGTAAAACACCTCCTCGTAGTAAGTGTTGTCGTCGTGTCTTTCTCGGGTACATACATAACCGAGCAGGTTCACGTAGTGGCGGGGCGGGCCATACACCCAAGTGCTGTGTACAGCAGGGTCATCTGAGTCAGCGTCGACGACGGACCAGATCTGGTTATCATCAAAGCCTGCTTCTCTTGCGGCATGGATGGTTGTGAACAGATCACCGCCCTCCGCACGGATCTCGTTGTATGGAAAGTCTTCTTGGCTCATGGTGCTGTTTCGTCTTCCAAAAAGTCGTAAACAAATGCGGGCACGTCTAAGAAGGTCTTATCGAAGGCGTCGCGTATTTCAAGCTGGTTGTAAACAGAGTCTGTGAGCTGCCAGTGTTCTTCGCTGACTATTTCACCGATGTAATCAGTGGCGTAGTCAATGGCGAGATCGTTGTCAGGCACGATCAAACCGACCTTGACGTAAACGTGTTTGTAATGGTTTTCATCGCTCATGCTGGATAATCCTCTGAAGTAAAAGCCCAGTCAGATACAACTTTGATAGGGTATTCGGTGCTGGGTTGTTTGTTGTCTTCTGTGTTAGTAACAGTGATATCTGGACTGTAAAAATCTAATCCGCGATCTGATATCAATAGTTCGTCTACGGCTTCGTGCATGTGTTTTTCAGCAATACGAAACGCTTCGTCATAGTTGTCAGCAATCACGTCTATGAATTTGTCGGTAATAAATTGGCCGTGAAACCGGTAGTAATTCATGCTTCATGCTCCATGGTTTATGCGTAGTGGTGGGCTAGCTGGCACGTTCGTTAAGCAAAGCAACCAGCTCCTCCTGGCTGCGGACTGTGTAGTGCTTGATGAAGGGCACGCCGTCAGTCTCTTTATCCCATCGGTCTCGGCAGAACTGACGCGCTTGTTCCTCACTTGTGAACCAGAAGACACGGTCGTTGGCCTCGACTGCAGACAACATGATTTCGATTGGTGATACATGGTTCATGGCACGCTGATCCCCTGGTGGCCTGAAAAAAAAAACCCGATGCCAACGAGTGGCACCGGGGTGGAGTAACGCTTATGCGGCGAGTCGTGCTTCAAGTGCCGCCGCTCGGTTGGCCATGAAGCCTGCGAGAGCCGTCTTGGTCTCCTTAGCTTTGAGCTCGTCGACTGTCTCCTGCATGATGCGGAAGGCTTCGTCGTAGCTGGAAGCTGGTGACGGCTTGACCCACGAATCTGACTGCTCGTCGTAGGTAGACGGGTTGAAGAACAGCAGATCGATGTCGAATGTCTCGCCGTCGATGCCAAGCTCAGCCATGATCAGAGTCTGCGTGGTGAACAACAGCTCGTAGTCAGACTGAACAGCGTCCTTGATGCGGTCGCGGGCGATGTCGTGGACGTTGACTTCATCCATTGCAGTCTGTGCAAGGTCGAGGCCGTAGATGCCACCTGACTCTAACTCCTGTTGCTCGGC